GCTTGCGCACCTCGTCCTTGAAGAGTTCGCGCAGGGGTTCGAGCAACTGCAGCTTCATCGTCTCGGGCAGGCCGCCGACGTTGTGGTGGCTCTTGATGGTCTGGCCTTTCTTACCCTTGCCGGCCGACTCGATCACGTCCGGATAGATGGTGCCCTGGGCCAGCCACTTGGCGTTGACCAGCTTGGCCGATTCGACCTGGAACACCTCGACGAACTCGCGGCCGATGATCTTGCGCTTCTGCTCCGGGTCGGTGATGCCGGCCAGGTGGCCCATGAACTGGTCCTCGGCGTCGACGCGGATGACCTTCACGCCGAGGTTCTTGGCGAACATGTCCATCACCATCGCGCCTTCGTTCAGGCGCAGCAGGCCGTGATCGACGAAGACGCAGGTCAGCTGGTCGCCGATGGCGCGGTGGATCAGCGCCGCGGCGACGCTGGAATCGACGCCGCCGGACAGGCCGAGGATGACCTCGTCGCTACCGACCTGGGTGCGGATTTTTTCAACGGCTTCGGTAATGTAGTCGGGCATGTTCCAGTCCGACTTGCAGCCGCAGATCTCGTGCACGAAGCGGCCCAGCATGGCCTTGCCCTGCACCGTGTGCGTGACTTCCGGGTGGAACTGCACGGCGTAGAACTTGCGGTCCTCGTCGGCCATCGCGGCGATCTCGCAGCTGGCGGAATTGCCGGCCAGTTTGAAGCCGGGCGGCATTTCCAGCACCTTGTCGCCATGGCTCATCCACACTTTCAGCATGCCGTGGCCTTCGCTGGTGACGAAGTCGTTGATGCCGTCGAACAGGCGCGTGTGATTGCGCGCGCGCACTTCGGCGTAGCCGAACTCGCGCAGCAGGCCGTTCTCGACCTTGCCGCCCAGCTGGGCCGCCATCGTCTGCATGCCGTAGCAGATGCCCAGTACGGGCACGCCCAGCTCGAACACGGCCTGGGGCGCGCGCGGCGCGTCGCCTTCCAGCGTGGAGCTGTGGCTGCCCGACAGGATCACGCCGGCGGCGCCGTAGTTGCGCACGAATTCGTCGCTGACGTCGTGCGGAAACACTTCGGAGAACACGCCGGAATCGCGCACGCGGCGGGCGATCAGCTGGGTGACCTGGGAACCGAAATCGAGGATGAGAATTTTGGAGTGCATGAGAGGCTCTTGTCTTGAGAGATAAATACGGGCGAAATGCTGGCGACGGTGAAACAAGGCCGGCGCCGCGATAACGCGGCGCCGGCCCGGGTACGCCACCGGCCGAAGGAACTTATTCGGAACGGTAGTTAGGCGCTTCCTTCGTGATCTGCACGTCGTGCACGTGCGATTCGCGCATGCCGGCCGAGGTGATCTCGACAAACTCGGCCTTGTTGCGCAGCTCGTCGATCGTGGCGCAACCGCAGTAACCCATCGACTGGCGCACGCCACCCACCATCTGGTAGATGATGGCCAGCACGCTGCCCTTGTAGGCGACGCGGCCTTCGATACCTTCGGGCACGAACTTGTCGGCCTTCATGCTCGACTCCTGGAAATAACGGTCGGCCGAGCCGTCCGTCATCGCGCCCACGCTGCCCATGCCGCGATACGACTTGTAACTGCGGCCCTGGTACAGGATGACTTCGCCCGGCGCCTCTTCGGTACCGGCAAACATCGAACCCATCATGACCGTCGAGGCGCCCGCCGCCAGCGCTTTCGAGATGTCGCCCGAGAAACGGATGCCGCCGTCGGCGATGCAGGGCACGCCCGTGCCTTCGAGCGCTTCGGCGACGTTGGCGATGGCGGTGATCTGCGGCACGCCGACACCGGCGACGATGCGCGTGGTGCAGATCGAGCCGGGACCGATGCCGACCTTGACGGCGTCGGCGCCGTATTCGACCAGGGCCTTGGCGGCCGCCGCGGTGGCGATATTGCCGCCGATAACATCAACGTGGGGATACTTGGTCTTGATCCATTTGACGCGGTCGAGAATGCCCTGCGAGTGGCCGTGGGCCGTGTCGACCACCAGCACGTCGACGCCCGCTTCGACCAGCAGATCGACCCGCACTTCGTCCTTGGCGCTGACGCCGACGGCAGCGCCGACCAGCAGCTTGCCCTGCGAATCCTTGGAGGCCAGCGGATGCTCGGTCGACTTCTGGATGTCTTTCACGGTGATCAGGCCGCGCAGCTCGAAGGCGTCGTTGACGACCAGCACGCGCTCGAGGCGGTGCTTGTTCATCAGGCGCTTGGCTTCGGCCGTGTCGGCATCTTCATTGACATACACGAGTTTTTCGCGCGGCGTCATCTTGGCGCGCGCCTCGGCGTCGAGTTCCTGTTCAAAACGCAGGTCGCGGTTGGTGATGATGCCGACCACGGTCTTGCCTTCAACGACAGGGAAACCGGAAATGCCATACTGCTCGGTCAGGGCGATCACGTCGCGGATTTTCATCTCGGGCGGAATCGTGATCGGGTCGCGCAGGACGCCCGCTTCAAAACGCTTGACCCGCGCCACTTCGCGCGCCTGCTTTTCGGGAGTCAGGTTCTTGTGAATGATGCCGATACCGCCTTCCTGCGCCATCGCGATCGCCAGACGGGCTTCGGTCACCGTATCCATCGCCGCCGACAGCAGGGGGATGTTCAGGGAGATATTGCGGGTCAGACGGGTCTTGAGGGACGTATCGGCGGGAAGAACATTCGAATACGCTGGGACGAGCAGCACATCATCGAACGTGAGTGCTTTTTGAAGTAGACGCATAGCATTTCCTATTGGCGCAAAAACGCATTATACAGAAACGTGAACGCCTTGTCTTTAACTACTGGAAACTACTCCAGACATAGGAGGATTTGCAATCTGCCATTTTTTGAACTGTCTCAGAATGTCGCAAACCGTCCACGTTTTCGCCCAAATTTCGCCCGCGCTTTCGCGTGGATTTTCGCGCCTATATGGACCTGCTCAGCATCAGCACTTCAGGTCAATTTAAGCATCAAATTCGCCATCGGAGCATGATATCTGAAACAACGGATGGAGATAGATATGGAACGCGACAACCGACAGCCCCACGCCACGCAATCCGAGATCGTCGAAGCTGGCATTTTGCTGGCCGAGGCCTTTGGCGCCCGCCGTGGCGCCGCGTTCCTGGTATCGCGCGGCATCAGCGACCGCACCATCGTGCGCGTGCTGCGCGAGCCTGCTCAGCGCCGCGGCGGCCGCAGCTGATCTACCGATCGGATTTCGGCTTGCGCGGCGCCGGGCCGCCCTCGCCCGCCGGCACCTCTATATTGCAGACCCAGCCCTGCCGGATCAATGCAGGGGGTCGGTCCTCATGCGCCGGCAAGGGATAGAGCCCTGAAAGGCCGAACGTCTCCGTCGACATCCAGTCCAGACTGCATTCCGTGAGAACTTCCGGGCGAAGGCTGCTTCGCGCCAGCCCGAGCTCAGCGTGCATCGCATGCCGGCCGAGGTTTTCGTCCCTGACGCTGGCCATCATCAACTGCCCCACGCTCGAGCGCGCGGACCGGTCGTTGAGCACGCGCCGCGGCAGCTCGACACCTTCCTTGTGCGTCAGCGTCGCCCGCAAAACAGCGCGAGGCGGCAGGATCATCTTGCAGAGCCAGGTCTGCGCCACGCCGCGCTGCCCTTCGAGATGCGAGACCTCCTCGATGCCGCTCAGGATGAATTGCCAATTTTTGAAATAGACGAGCTTCGGCGCCAGCAGCTCGGCGACGATCGGCTTCGCGCCGGCGCGCATCAGCCGCGCGACCTTCATCGGGCGGCGCCGGCCCTGGTCCGTGACCTCGACCACGACGATTTCGAACTCGTCCCATTCGCCGCCAATACCCACCGCCTTGTCCAGCAGCGCCCCGCCGCTGCGCCGCCTTACAATCCACACCTTCACGATACACCCCCAATTAACTGTATATACGTACAGTATATCAAAGGAATAAACCGGTTACTATTTCGCCATGTGCGGACGATTCGATCAAAGCGAAACAGCAAACCACTACGCCTCCACCTTCGGCTGGGCGGATGCGATCTATGAGGGCGAGGGGCGGCAGCGCTTCAACGTCAGCCCGGGCACGTACGTGCCGGTGATGCACCTGGCCGGCGACGAGCGGCGCATTGACGACGTGTACTGGAGCTACCGGCCAGCCTGGGCCGCCGCGGCGACGCCGGCGCCCGGCAAGCGGCGCATCCCTGTCGCGGTCAATGCGAAGCTCGAGAAGATCATGGGCAGCTACTGGAAGCCGCTCATGCGCGGCGGCCGTGCCGTGGTGGCCGCATCCGGATGGTACGAGTGGACGGGAGAGAAAGGCGCCAAGCAGCCATGGCATATACACCGGAAGGACCGCCAGCCGATTTTCATGCTGGCCCTGGCCAACTTCGGGAAATATCGGGAGCACAAGGAGGAAGCCGGTTTCGTGCTGGTGACAGCCGACGCGCAGGGAGGCATGGTCGACATCCACGACCGGCGGCCTGTGGTGCTGAGCGCGGCCGACGCGGCGCTGTGGCTGGATCCGGCGCTGTCACCCGAGCAGGCGGCCGAGCTGGCGCGCCAGGCGGCGCTGGGCCCCGACAATTTCGAGTGGTTTCCCGTCAGTACAGAAGTGAACCGAGCCGGCACCGAAGGTGTGAATTTGTCCGAGCCGATCGCCCTGCCCTTATAGGCTATGAACCCACTTTTTGAGGTATTTGAGGGGATTGCAGGGGATCGCGTCATAGTGCACCCTCCCCTATCGATACCCCTGAATCCCCTCAACTATCCCCAGGATTATCCCCGAGCGCGATTATAATCGTGCGATGAGCCCACCAAGGATACGCCCCTCCCCGCCATGGCTGCTTGTGGCCTGGATCCTCTTGGGCGCCGGCGCTCTTGTCGCGCATTATTTTGGCGTTGTCGGCTTGATCGGAGCCACGATGATGGGCGCCCTCCTCCTGTTTTACCTGATACGTCAGAAGCGCAGACGGGCCGCAGAGACGGAGAGAAAAATCAAGGCGATGCTGGATATCTGGCGGGATTTGTAAGGCAGCCGACCATCGCCGCCTCCAGCAACCGCCGTATGCCCCCGTTAGCTGCTACGATAGACTGTCACCTTGGGTAGCGCGTATTCGTTTGCCCGCCGATGAAGTTCCGTAACGACGGCCGCAAGCCGCTTAAGCCGAGTGCGACTTCCAAGACCCGTCCCCAACTCCGCATCTGCCTTTGCTTCACGATCATGCATTTTCAAAAATTCTAATTCATCTATGGATTTGCGCATATCACCCCCTGAGTTTGTATTGGCAAATCCTACCGTATTTTTAATTTCAATTTTTCAAAAAAGTGACTTTTGGCGCTCGATGACGGGTGAAAGCTTAGATATAAATCGCCGTCGCCGACGTCAGTGGCACAGTGCAGCGCAGGAGCGAGAGAAAAGTGCAGGAGTAGCTCAAAACTGCAGGTCAGCCAGCAGCCGGCGCGGGATCCGGCCCCCAGTGCGATCCGCCACCCAGCCGCACGCCCAGATAAAAGGCCTGCGCCTCGCACTCGTCGACGCCATCCTGCAGCAGCATCTCCTTCAGCAGTCCATCAGCCGTCTCGCGGTCGACCTCGTGCGTTGTGTACAGCAGGTCGTGCAGCGTGCCAGCGCGGCGAGCGCGGTCGCCCAGCAGCGGGAACGCGATGGGCACGCGCGGCACGCTGCAAAAGTCCGTGCGAAAGCCGGTCGGCGCAGTGAAAGTCCGGGCCAGCTTCGCCGAATAGAACGCCAGCGGCGCCTGCAGTTCCCACAGGCCCGACTGGTTGTCCTCGATCAGCTTGACGACCAGGTCGCCGATGAAATTTCCCATCATGGTTTTGCTCCTGTCCCGGCGGCCGGCGCCGGCGCGGTAATTGATACGGTTGGGCCGATCAGGTCATCCAGCAGCAGCGACGGCCCGCACAGCGCGCGCAGGCCGGGCATGATCTGTGGATTGCGCAGCGCGGCGCTGTACGGCGTGGCGCAGGCGCTGAAGACCCAGACACGAATGTTCTCGTCCTCGGCGGCGCGCGCGGATACCGCGCCAGCGGCCGCGGCGCCGCTGATGGCCTGCTGCCAACTGGCGCAGCCGGTGAGCGCCAGGGACAGCGCGATGGCGGTGCACCTCATGCTGCACTCCAGTCGGGCAGGTCGACCGTCTGGCCGGCCAGCGCATGCGTGCAGTCGGCGAGAAACTGGATGCGGCCGTCCGTGACGAAGCTGTGGCAAGCCCTGGTAGTGAGGTATTCTTCGAAGCCTGGGCCTGCGCCGGGCACAGCAGCGTGCGTGACCAGCACGGAAGGCGTGAACGTTGGCCGGTCGCCATCTCCATTGAAGCCCCACCCGCCCGGCGCGATGCTGAGCGCGTGCGGCGTTTTGCATGCTGGGCAGCGGAACATGGTGTATCCGCTTTCCTGGGTGACCAACTTCGAGCCGAGCGGGGTCACGGCGCCGCCAGCAGCGGATCCACCAGGCCGGCCAGCACCACCTGCGCCACCGACAGGCCGAGCAGCAGCTGGTTGGCGTCGTCGTTCGGCAGGCCGGCGCCGCGCACCAGGTCCTGCAGCGCGGGGATGCCACTATCCATCAGCGTCCGCAGGCTCGTCAGGTTGACCACCGCGCCGGCGCCGCATGCGACGTCGACGATCTGGTGCGCATTGTCGAGCTTGGCCTGGATCGAATCCGACAGGCCCATCAAGCCCTGCAGGTTGGTGACGGTCACGGTCAGCGCCGGGCACACGCGCGCGGCGATCTGCGTCGGCGTCTGCGCCACGATCGCAGGCGGCATGCCAGCGGCCGAGGTGCCGGCGGCAGTCGTAGCGCATCCCGGCAGCGCAAGGGCCGCGACGGCGACCAGTGCGACCAGAACCAGCAGCGGCAGGCGTGCGAATCCGCCCTGCCCGCCCTGCGGCGGCACGGCCGGCGCTGGTGCGGCGCTCGCGGCCAGGAGCGTTCCGACCAGGCCAGTCGAACCGAACAGATCTCGAATGCCGTAGCCTAGGAAGCTGCCGATCAGCGTCCACATCGCCTCGGCGTTGTGCGCTGGCGGGAAGTAAGAGATAAGCGCGCCGGCGACGATGGCCAGCAGCGAGAAGATTTGGACGGCCCACTGACGATTCATGGTTTTACTCCTTGAGGTTGGTCGAACTGCTTCAGGTTGTGCGAGCGCATCGTGGCGATGAGCTTCGCGGCGTAATTCGGATCGGTGGCGTAGCCGGCGGCAGCCACGGCCACGGCGAAGGCCTCGCCGTTGTCGCAGCGCGCGAACGCCGGCGCGTACCGCGGGTTTGTCGTCGGCAGCAGGAAATTGGCGTGATCCTCGATGCTGGCCAGCCAGTCCGGATACACGCGCCAGGCCGCCGGCTGCAGCACGTCATGGCCGGCGACGCACTCGGTGCTCGGCATGCGCAGCATCGGGCCACGCCAGGCGCTGTCAGCCTTGATGTTGAACAGGTTCTTGGCGCTGACGGTCAGTTTCGACGCACCCCAGCCGGACTCGAGCGCGGCTTGGGCGATCGTGAAGCTGGCCGGGATTTTGGTACGCGCCATCGATGCGCGCGCGGCCGGCGCCAGCGCGGCAATAAAATCTTCGGGCTTCATTCGCCTCCCTTCGGCCATTGGCCATGCATGAGACCCCAGACGATCCCGCCGGCGATCAGGATTGGGCGCAACCAGCTGGCCAGGCGGAACAGCAGCCGGCCGGCGCCCTGGAAGAAGCCGACTCCTTTGCGGCCGGCCTCAAAGAGGGTCGTCATATCAGACGTCGACGTCGCCACCGCCGTCAGCTTCTCTTCGAAGGCTGTCAGGCGCACGTGCTGCTGTTGCTGCTTCTCCAGCGTCTCAAGCGTGAGCGATGTGTTGGCGGCCAGGCTGCCCTTCAGGGCATGCAGGTCGATGGACAGCTTGCGGATGACGTCGACCAGCTCGCGGAGGTCTGCCTGGTCGCTGACCTGCAGCGGGTTCAGCGGCGGCGTGTCGGCGGGATGCTTGCGTTCCGTCATCAAGCCTCCTGCGCGTGGTGGACGACTTCGACGGCAGAAAACTTGTAGCCCTCGACCATGTATTTCTGCGCCAGCCAGACCGGCTCCGGCAGGTCGTGGATGCCCTCGTCCTTGCCGGTGTGATACTGCTTGCCCAGCAGTCGGCCGTTCACGGTCATGTCGTCGACGAACAGGTAGGGGTCGACCGGAACCAGGCAACCGGTCGCACCGGGCGCGGCGCCATCGAAGAACTTGGTCCAGTCGAAGCCCTGGGCATACGGGCCCCAGTGACCGAACTTTGCATCGTTCGAAAACCGCACCCAGTCGATGCCCTCGGCAAAGCAGCGCTCGATCGGATAGTGGTGCGCCTCGAGCGGCGCGCCCAGCTGCTCGGCAGTCAGGCCGGACAGCCAGCAGCGGCCGGCCTCGCGCTCGATGAGCTGCTTGCGCGTGCGCACGAACAGCGCCGAGGCGGCGCCGCGCGCGTCGTGGCCGGGAATGTTGACGTCCACCTGAAAGGTGTTTTTTTCTTCGTGGATCTCGGTTACCTGCATAAATGCTCCAGACGTAAAAAAACCGCCCGGAGGCGGCCTGTGAAAACGAGGCGAGTTACTGCGTCGGCGGCGCACCGATCGGCGCGGTCCAGGTGTTAGCGATCGGGTCATGAATCCAGAGCTGGCTAACATCGTTCGGGCATGGAACAAACTGTGGTGCAACAACAGCATCGAAGACCTGCGAAGGGATGAGGGTTGACATTGATGCTGGAGGTGCCCAGGTCTCGATCACAATATTGTCGGCACCGCAGCGCGCATAATTTTGAATAGTCATCCGATCACCTCGATAATTGTGCCGCCGTTGCCGCCATTCGCGCCTGAAGATCCAATCAACCCAGCCCCACCACCACCACCGCCCCCGCCGGATCCCGACCCGGCTCCATATCCACCAGGGGCGCCGCTACCACCACCAGCGCCATAGCCGCCTGGGGTGTTGAGCGCTCCTCCTAGGCCCGGCAAAAAGCCGAGTCCGAAACCATCAATACCACCGTTTCCACCGACAGAACTGGCACTTCCTCCGCCCCATCCCGAACCCCCGGTGCCGGTTGAAGAAAATCCGTTCCCGAAACGATTCCCCGAGGACGGGCCTCCATTGGAGCCAGTTCCAGCCGCGCCAGAGGAACTTACACTTCCTCCACTGCCAACTCCTGGCGATCCACCTGCAGTTTGTCCACCTGTTGCGCTAATCAAGCCGGCAAACGACGATGTTCCGCCGTTTGGAGTGGAGAGCGTTCCGCCGGCACCGTTCACATATACGAGCGACTGCCCTGGAAGGACATTTAGGATAATTTCCTCGTAGCCGCCAGATGAGCCTGGGGCGGAAGAAGTACCGAGCCCGCCAGCACCCACTGATGCGGAGCGGATCTTGTACACGCCCTGCGGGACGAGCCAAGTGTGCGTTCCCGGCCGGGAATCAAAAACCAAAATGGAGGACTTCATCGTGCCGTTGCCAGGCAATGTGCTCTGGCCCGGCGACGCGGTCCCTGCGTTAGTTACTTGCCGACCTGTCGGATACGGGAAGCCAATAAGTCCTCGGTTCATTAGAATGCCCCTCCTTCCGCGTGTACCTGGATTCCAGTTTGAGCATCGTTCACCGTCGCGCGCAAGGACCAGTTCGCCGGCAAGGCGATCGGAAAATACTCCGGGAATGCGACGGCGGTCAGCGCCGTGGCAGTTACAGCGGCCGACGGCGTGACGGTCTGGGTTACCACTGGCACTTCCATATAAAGATGCGCTGTCGTGCCGTCGTATTTGAAGAGTCGAACGACGGAGGTGATAGTGGTCGCAGTGGGCATGATGACGACGCGCTCACACATGCCGCCGGTCGCGCCAGGCGAAAAAATCGCCGATCCTCCGCCGACAGGCGCCGTTCGCGACGTGTCTCCAGTCGTCAGCGCCGCAACGCCCGAGATGGGAGTGGACGCGTAGTTTGCATTTACTGACATTGAAACTCCTTACATGACAAGACCGAGTTGATACAGCGCAAGCGCTGCGGAAGTGCTGCTCGACGACGGAATCTGGGATAGCACCAGACTCTCGAGAAGCCAAGAATTGAGATTCGCGTCGTAAGTTGCTGTCACGAGCCCGTTGACCGGAAGGTCGCCGGAAATGAGTGCGCCAGCGCCGTTGTTGAGTAGCGGGCGCGGACCAGCGCCCGCATCCAGAGTCGATGCCGCAGCATTTCCGTTTGCGGCGCGAAATTTAACGGTCAAGCCGTTCACGTAGCTTGATACGGATGGCGCCAGTGCGACCACATAAGCGTTGGCGATTCCGGTGTCGGTGTAATACCCGGCCCGAACCGTAGCGGGCAGGTTTGCGATAGGAATAATTCCACTGACCTCGCTCGTAAGATCGATTTGCGGCGCCTGGCCAGCCGTGCCGTGATGATGGGAGTTGAGCAGGCCGGCCAGAAACGGGGCATTGGCTGCGGCAACGATGTTCCCACTTGCGACACTGGTGGCGCCGGTCGGCACAGTGACAACGTAGGCCGCGACGAAGCCAGCATCGACGGCTGGCGTAGTCTGACTGCCGGCAGCAGCTGCGGTGCCCGCCTTCACTGCGACAAGGCATTGGGCGGAACGCACAGTCGCGACGGGTGCGCCATTGCCGCCCGGCCCGGTATATGGCACCGTCGGGTTGCTGGCGTTGTAGAACGGCAGCACCACCGGACCGGTGTCGGCGTCTTGGTAGCCGATCTGGACCAGATAATTTATGGCCTGGCCGGCCGTCGTCGGCGCTGGACAGTTCAGGCTGACCGGGTCGAGCAGCAAGCCCTGCTTCACGAGGGTGTGCGTGTCGACGCCCAGCGACGAATAAGCCGTGGCATCGGTCTGCTCGACCAGGTAAATCTGGCCGGCGGCAACTTGGACCGTCAGGCCGGCGCCGGGCGTGCACGGCAACCCGTGCAGCACGGGGCCCGTGCCGATTATCGCCAGCGCGAGCTTACCCAAGCCGATCATCGCGAACTTGTTCGTGTTCAGGACGTCGATCTCGGTCGTTTCCTCGTTCGGATATGCGGTAGCGCGATCCATATTTCTCCTAATTTAAAATCTGAACCCAGATCGTCACGTCGACTGGACGGACCGAATCGATCGCCGAATAGATGTCCGCGTCGGTCAGGCCGTACCACTGCGTGCCTGGCAGCGGCCGGTAGACCTTGACGAAGCACTGGTATTTCGTGGTCAACAGTTGGCTGCCGTAGCGCGCCGTGGCGCCGTAGAACGACGTCGGCCCGCTGTAGATGCCATAGTCCAGAATGCGCGCCTGCTCGATCACGATCGGTGTGCGCCCGGTGATGTCTTCGGACATTCGCGTCACGGCATCGCGTGTCGCGCGCTCACGAAAGATGTTTGCCTGGATGGCTGTCCGGTAGCTCTGGTCGGTCTGGCCCGTTTTCCGCAGGAGCAGGTTGCCGAAGAAATCGCCCGAGATCATGTCGAGCCAGCCATCGGAAGCTGTCAGGATCCTGGTCTGCTGCTTCGCATAGGCCAGCAGCGCGTAAATAAACGTCCAAGTCGCAGCCCAGCCATACAGCACCGCATCGAGGATCGGCGTGTCGTCCGTGAACCACGGTGGCAGTGTCGATTTCAGCCGAGCGAGGAAATCATCTTGGTCGCCGGTCGCCATCAGGACACCACCACGGTCGAATATTTGATGACCTGCTGCCCGGTGGCGCTCAGGTCGGCCGTGCCACCATTGATCAGCAGGCTCGACACGTTCACCACGGACGGCGAGGCGTCATAGGCCACCTGGATCAATCGCGAATAGGCCAGGCCGACGCCGTCGCCCAGCGCATTGATGTAGTTCTGGATTGCTGTCTGCACCAGCGTCCTGGTACCGCTCGGCGCGCCGGCGGCGAGCGTGACCGTCAGCGTCACCGCCGCATGTATGACGACCGGGGCGAACACGCCGAACCGCGTGGTGATCGCGCGCACGGCATCGATGGCGCTGCTGACGGCGGCGATGAGTGGCGTCGGCGGCGCGCCGCTACCGTCGTCGAGCACGACATAAAAGTAGCCGATATCGGCCGTGCCGTTGTACTGCTGGTTCTCGGTCAGCGTGCACGACAGGCCCGGCTGGACCGATGTCGCCGCCAATTTCACCGCCGTGACGGTAGCCCTGGCCAGCGACGCGATGTACAGCACGAAGCGCGAGCGCAGCGCCGGATCCTGCTCGGCATCGCTGCCGCCGACGAACGCCAGCGCGTTATTCACGGTATCGACATACAGGATGGACTGGCCCAGCGCCGTGATCTGGTTCGCGCCGACGTTCCCGGCCGCCGCCGCGGTCACAGCCACTGCCGGCACGGTGACGCTGGTCGTGCCAGCGGCGATCACGTAGCCGGCTGGCGTATAGGCGGCGTTGCTTAGGTCGACCGAGACGGCGAACTGCTGCAAGCCGTCCGGCGTCTGCACCAGCGTGCCGAATGGGATGATGGCCTGAGCCGTCGCCGTGAAGCGTGAAAAGGTGAGGAAGCCCATGGCGGCCGTCGCCGGCAGCCGAAAGACGCCGTAGTCAGCCATCCATGTGTCGAGGTCGCTGCCGCTCGACGTCGAAGCGCGGGTCGTGCCGAGCAGCTGGACGATCATGCCCTGCAGCCATAGGCCGACCGCTGCGTTCGTCTCGACCAGCGCGCGCAGCACCGAGCCAATCGTGAAGTTGATGAGCTGCGACGCCTTGGCTTGGATGGACGTGATCTGATCCGTCACCATGGTGGTGAACGTCTTGGTGTTCAAAGCGGTCATGGGTTACCTGGAGATGTCGAAAGAAAGGCTGGCCGGCTGGCCTGTTGCTGCGTCGGTGTAGAGCACCTGGGCGCTCACGCCGTCATCGATGGCCGTGACCGTGATGACCGGGTCAGGTGATTGCGATACCACCGACTCGTTGAAAATCTGCGCGCGGATGACGCCGGTGATGCGGGCCGCGTCCCCATCACCACCTACCTCGGCCGGCACGCCGGCGCCGTACGTCGGGTGCCAGATGTAATCGGATGGGTTGGTCGTGAGCCGGCGCAGCACGCGCTGCTGGCCCTCGAGCGTGCCGCTGGCGACGTCGATGTCGCCCGTCGTCGAGACGGCCAGGTCGTTGCCTACGTAGTGGTTCAGGTCGCTCATGCCGGCGCTCCGGTGATGCCGCCAGACAGCGTTCCGCCGCTGTGGTGGTGGTTGATGCTCGACTTGCCACCGAAAGAAACGTCGATTGTGCCGGCAACGTTCGGCGCTGTCACACTGGTCGCGGCAGTAATGGCCGCGCCAGAATTGATATTCCCGGTGGCGCCAATGATGCCGACCACGCTCAAGTTTCCCGTATGCTTCCAGGACGTCGCGCTGCTGGTGATGTTGCCGGTGACGGCGATGCTGGCATTGCCGCCGACCGTCGCGCGCAGGTTCTGCGCAGCTGCCAATTCGACGCTGCCGTCGTTGTGGAATTTCAAGAGCGATCCCGACTTGTGCACCAGTGCGAACTCGCCGGCCGGCGTGGCTGGCGGCCTAGCACTGTCATTGAAAAAGAATCCCGTCACCATGCCGGCGCTCATGTCGCCTTCCTGGAACTCGACGCGCGCCAGATCGCCGACGTTCGGCGCGGCGCAAATACCCCAGCCGGCGCCGACCTGGATCGTCTCGATCGGCAGCCAGCCAGTCAGCACGCCTTCCGGCTGCATCAGGATGATCGCGCTGAACGTGTTGGGATCGTAGCTTGAGACGGTGCCGTAGCGCGTGCTACCGACGCCCTGCATCGACTGCTGCGCCGCGCGGCGCATGTGGTTCTCGATCTGGTTCATTGTGTCGGCTCGTTCGGCGTCTGGTTCTTGGCCAGCACGGTCATCATGAAGCCCTCGTCCCGCGAGTAATTTCGGCGGATCGACGTGGCGAAATAGGCCTGATCGAAAGCGGTGCCGGTCCCGCGCACCTGGATCAGGTTGCGCGGAGTGAGCACTGGGTCGGCCGGCATGGTGGCGCTCAGGTTCATTTCGTGGAGGCTCAATTCCTGCAGCTTGGCGTTTGCGATCGCCTGCACCTGGGCCTGCGTCTTGTTCGCCACGTTGAAAACGTACGTCTGTTGCTGCTCGAACGGCACAGCCTTCCCGCTGCCGGCGCGCGGCCGCGTCGCCGTCGCCTTGAATGTCTTCCCCGATTTCGGATTGAACGACATCACCTCGACCTTGAGATCCTTGGCGATCGACAAATTGCGTGTGAAGTGCAGCGTGACCGCGTTCGATGCCGGAGGCCCGCCGTTCAGGCCTGGCGTCCACTGGAGCACGTACGGCTCGGCGCCCACCGCTGCGCGCGGCTCGAAATACAGCGTGTGGCCAACGACGTAGGTCTGGAAGCCCTCGATCTGCGCCAATTTCGAGACGATGTCCCAGTACGAGCAATGCGATTTCAGCAACGAATCGATGATCTGATAATAGGTGCCGCTCGGCGTGGCCTCTGGCGTATCAGTCACCGCCGCCTGGAGGCCCACGGCGGCGGCGATGGCGCTTACGATCTTCGATGCCGTCAGCGGCTTCATGGCCTGATCGAACAGCGTATTTTTCGTATCGATCAGCTTCGACGTCAGGTCGCGGCCGGTAAATGTCATCTGGTCGCCGACCAGGTCGAACTCCAGATCATCGACGTAGCCGACCATGTAGCTGGCCAGGTCGGTCTTGTCGAAGTTGTCGGGGTCGTCTGGCAGCCCGCCGAACAGCTCGATCTCGAGCTTTTCTTGCTGCGACCACCAATTGAGGTCGGTCGCCGCTGACTGCTCGGATATCACCAGCGTGAACTGGAAGGTGTCAGCGTGGAAGAAGTTATTGTTCTCGACGCTGAACGACAGTAATCCGGCCAGGCGCTGGCCGTTCGCGAAAACGAGTCCGCGCGGACTCTGCGACGTGCTGCCGCTGTTTGGATCATTGAGCATGGGATTTATTGGGTGAACACGCCGCCGGCGTCGGCCGGGTTCTGCGGAATATCAAGGGTCTGCACGCCGGTCAGGACCGGGTCTGTCAAATTGTTTGCCTGCGCGATGGCGGACCAGCGCGACGCGTCGCCATATTCTTGCTCCGCGAGCTTGAACAGGGATCCGCCGGCCTGGGTGACGCGCCGCGCGGACGTGTTCGGCCCCAGCAGCGCCACATTCGCCGAAATCCGGCCGACGACCGACATCAGGCTGGCCAGCACCGGCAGGCGCTGCGTTGCCGCCAGCTGCGCCTGGAACGCTGGCGCAGACGTCGAGACCGGATAGCCGGTGGCCACGCCGCCGACGGTGTCAACGCTCGCAACCGTAACATCGTCGCCGTCAGATGTGATCGTGGCCTGCGCCAAGACTGCATTCGCGGAAGCGCTGACGGGCGCCAGCGCCGCCGGCGAAGCCTGACTGAAGTCCGGCACTGCGCCGACGGACGTGTTCAGCTGATCGACGGCGGCACTCACCTGGTCGTCGCCGACCTGGTCGGCCAGCGTGACGGCCGTGGCGGTGTCGGCGCGGATCGTCGTGTCCGCGCTGTCCTCGCCCGGCTGCGGCTGGCCCTGCGTGTTATCGACCACCACCATCAGCTCGATGGTGAACGGTACGCGGTAAAAGCGCTCGATCGACGGGACGAAACTCTTGATCTTGACCTGGTAGTTGAAGCCGAAGAACTGGAACTGCAGCGGCAGGCCTTGCGCGCGCATCAGGTCGAGCTGCCGCGCGCGGTCGAGCGAGTCGGGGCCCAGCATCAGCCCGGACCAGGAAATCGGCGCGTCGTCGCGCCCCATCGACTGGACGACGCGCGCGCCGCCAGGCAGCTTGTGGACAACCAGCGCCTGCTCGCCGCCCAGCGGGATGCGGTCGGGAATTTCGAATTCCTCGAAGGTGAAATCGCCCAGGGTCAGTTTGGTATCGGCCATCAGGAGACATTTCCATTAAAAGCGACGGGCGAAAGATGCATGGATGAGTCGAAATACGAAGGTCCAGCGGGCGGTCGTCCCATTTGTTTTGCTTGGTACATACTTGCGGCCTCGCCCACTTTGCGGCCATCGATGTTGAAATTCGTGGTGACGTGCACCGCTTGGCCGCCAGCCGGCGCAACCATCGACTGGCGCGCAGCAGCGGCACGGATGGCGCCGTTCAAACCGTAGCGCTCCGTGTCGGCCTGGACCTGATCCTTGCTGCGCTCATAGGCGCTCTTGTTCGCATTGACGGCGTCCTGGGCTTCCTTGTTGCCCATCCATCCAAGGATCTTTGCAATAAGGCCGCCCAGCCAGTCGCCGAACTTGGTTCCCTCAACCAGCGTGCGGCTGATAATTCCGCCGATCTGCCAGCCGATTTCGAACGCGGCACCGATCGCGCCCAGCACGCCAAGCCCTTTGCCCAGCATGGAAACGCCGCGCGAGGCCACGGCGATCGTCCCTTCCGATGCGCCCAGCACCGAAAGTGCCAGGCTTAGTCCGCGAAACCCGGCCGCCGCAAGCATGACGACGCCGCCGAAGGCCAATGAAACGGCTAGGCCCGTGAATGCGATCATGAGAGTTTTGATAACGACTGGGTTTTCTTTGGCGAAATCATTGAAAGTGTGCAAGGCGGAAATCATCCCGTTCATGGCCTTGATCGCCATCGGAAGGATTGCATTCCCGAGCTCATTCTCTAGGTTCTTGAATTCCTTGCGTAGAATGATCCTCTGCCCGGCTGGAGTTTGTGCGGCAGTATCGACTGACCGGTCAACGCCCAGCGCCTGCGCCTGCGAGAGCGCTGATTTTTTGAGCGTCTCCATCTGGCGATCGATGAGCGAAAACATCATGCCTCCGGTGCGGCCGAAGATGATCGTGTTTTCGCGCGCCCGCTCGACAGCGCTCAGGCCGGCGCCATTGTTCATGCCCGCGTACATCGGCATGATCGTTTTTTCGTAGAACGCCGTTGGATCCTTGCTGAAGGTATCCATGTCCTTGAGCGGGTTGCCGCGGAACTGCTTAATACCGCCCTGCGAATTCCACTCAATGCGCTGTGCGTCCCAAATTCCGTTATCGGCCAGGATGTGCGCCACCTGGTTCGGCACTTTGACGCCGCCGACTAGGCGGTTGTAGGCCGTCATCAGGGCATTGCCAGCGGTGCTGCCCTTCAGCTCGCCGATGATTGGCTCCATCTTGCCGAACAGCGTCTGATCGGTCAGGCCTTGCGCCGCCACGCCGCCGCGCGCCATAAACTGGCGCATCTGCTCCCAGTTGATGTTGCCGCCGGAGCTCTGGATCGCCTTCCAGCCCTCGTCGGCGATGCGGTTGAACGAGCCAGCGTCCTTCAGCCCCCCGCGCATCTCAACGAAGCGCAACATGGCCAGGCTTTGCGTGTGCATCTTGGACTTCGACTCGTCATCCAAGCCTTCGGTCGCAAACTGGATCTTCGCCAGCATCGGCGCGGCCAACTTGGCGCCCTCGAGCGCCTGCGATCCGCCAAGGCCGGATTCGCGGAACACGCCTTGCGCCTCCGTGATCAGCTTCATGTTCTCGGTGTAGCTGGTGCCGATCGAATCCATGCCCTTGGCGAATTTCACCGCCTCGGCATTGACGGCATCGCCCATGCCGAACAGCTTGAACTTGCCGACCGCCTGGTCGAATTTGATTGCCTCGTCGAGCGGGCCCTTTAGCATGCCGATCATGCCGAAGCCCAGCCCGGCCATGATCCCACCCGCCATGCCCATGCGCTTGATGCTCAGCATCTGGCGCTCGAGCGCCGCAAATCCCTGCGTGGCCGTGCCGGTGGCGCCGTGCAAACCGCGCATTTCGGCGGTTATTGCGATCAGGCCGGTGCTTACCTGGTTGACAAGAACCAGTTTTACTGCGACTTTGTAGGCTTCGAAGCTCATTTGGCAAGTCCGTGAAAAAAATTACTCGCGCGCATGAATGGCTGGCCGACCGCGTCAGCTTCATTCAATACCCGAACCTGCGCCCAGCCGATGCCCACACCCGCTCGCACCACGGCATGCGGTGGAAACATTCGATGCCATGGGAGGTGCGCCTGACGCTTGCTGTACTGAGCGCGGCGGCCGTCGTCATCGCCCTACTGACGCTGATGGCCATGGTGTTCATCGCCTACAAGGCGATCTTTTAGGCGTCAGCGATGGCGTTTCCGCCAGCGATCGCCGTGGCCAGGCCCTTACCCATGACCTCGATCACACGTTCGCGACTCGTAAATTCGGCCGGGCCAATGAACGGGCGCGGCGGGATCTTGTCGGTGCCGAATTCCTGAAATTCCGCGATATCAGACTTGCTGCCAATGATCGCCTCGCCGCCGGAGGTCTCATGCTCGATGCTGGCGTACAGCCCGCCGTGCACGAGTAGCGGCGTATCACCGACGCCTACCCGGGCGTGCTCTTCGAGCGTCGTGGGTGCGAGCTGCGGCCACGCATCGAAAGGCCCTACGGTCGGCTGGTAGTGCCCCAGCTCATCCTTGGCGGCGCGCTCGATTATTTGCGCGGATTTTTCCAGGGCACTCTCGGCCCTGGCCATCAGCTTCACCTCAATCTCGACCAGGTGCATAGCGAAGGCGCCGGCATCATCAAAATCCATTATTTCCGCTCCAACCAGGACATCGAATCGAAATCGAACTCCGCGCCGTTGCGCTCGCCCGCGGCGATCACCCAGGCCAGGCGCACGTCGTCGCGCATATTGAATGCCACATCGATCGGAACCCCTTGCTCAACGAGGTAGGTGGCCTCGATGAATTCAGGGTTCCGCGCTAGTTTTTTACGGAATCACCCGACGCCGCAGCTGCCGCTGAATCCTTGTAGACGTGAGCCATGATGGCGTTGACGCCGTCGTCGCCGAGCCGCTGGATCAGCGCCTCGAGCTCGCGCTTGGTCGTCGGCGCCATCTGTGGTGCGCCGTCAATCTCGGTAATCCAGAGCAGAGGCATCACCATGCTCATGTAGACCTGGTTCTTGGCCGATTCGCCCACCACTTCGACGATCCGGTAGTGGCTCAGGACGCCCGGCTTCTGTAGGCTCACCTGCATCGCGCCGGCCATGATGACTTGGGCATCGGCGCTTTTCGTGATGGTCGCCGTGGCGGCGCCGGCCGATGCGGCGATGCTCGGCTTGACGGTAACTTTGCTCATGAAATTCCTTGTTGGGTGGTTGGCGCCGGCGCTGGCCGGCACTTAGATTTAGCTGGCGATGCGGCGCGAAGCGACGAAGTCGACCTTCATCTTCACGGTTTTGTTGCCCTCGCGCGTGCCGATATCGGTCAGCTTCAGCACCACGCGGGTGTAGGTGAACTGCGAAATCGACAGGTCCGGATTGGTGATGGTTTCCTGGATCGTGCCCCAGGGCAGCGCCGTGCCGTTGTAGTAAGCCGCCTCGGCCTGCGCCCAGAAGTCGTCGATGGTCGAGTCGAACCGGTCGATTTCAAACGAGCCGCCCCAGCCCTCGTGCGTCACATTGTTGCGGACCTGGCCGTCCAGGCCGATCCGCTTTTCGTCACCGGTGACAGGCTTCGAGTCGAACTTCGTGATCGCCGCGGCCGGGATATTCAGGGCGCCGGCGGACGTCATGATGACGACGCGCACGTCCTTGCCCAGTGATTGATTGCCAGTGCTCATGTGCGCTCCTTATTGTGCCGCGGTGTTGGTTTTGGTGACCTGGACGTTCTGGCCGCCCTGCAGGTTGATGACGAAGTTCTCCACCACCGACAGGTAGCGCACCGTCGCATTCGCCGTCAGGTTGCCGGCGGCGATCGCTGAAGGCAGGTTGTTGCCCAGGTCGCACTTCGTGCTGTAGCTGTCGATCATGCCGTTCTGGCTCGCTGCGGTCGGCTGCTTCAGACCCTGCAGGAAGTTGTCCAGCGTGGCCTTGACGTTCGGGCGAAGCGTGTCGTCGGGGCTCTGCGACTGCAGCAGGCCAACGTAGCCACCCATGCCCGCGTTCAGCGTCGCCGCGAGGAAGTTCGTCATGCGGGTGTAGTTGTCGCCGCGGATGCTGGCGTTACTCGAGCTGTTGCGGCCGAAGCGCATGCCGAAGTAGGCGCCGCCCGGTACCGGGTTGCAAGTCAGGTCCAGGCCGGCCTGGCCGAGGATCGTCAGCTCCGCGCTAGAGTACACCTTGTTCTGGGCGCTGCGCTGGGTGCCGACAACGCCCTGCACCTGCTTGTTCAGGCCGGAACTGGCCGGGCTCAGGTTGGCCAGCAGGCCGGCGCAGAAGGCCTGCGGCGATACCAGGCGCGTGACCGAGTTGACGGTGTCGAGCCAGTACACCCAGTCGCCGAACAGCAGCTTGAACGCGTAGGAATCGATGCCCAGATTCTTCTTGGTGTATGCCGCGCCCGTCGTCGTGCCGTCGCCGACGGTGTCGCCGGCCGGGCCCGTGCCGATCATGTAAATGCCCTCGGACAAGCCGAAGGCTACCTGCGTCGCCCAGGTCGTGGAGTCGTCGCAGTCGGCCAGCATGCCGACGGAGATGCCGGCGCCGCGCCATGCGTACATGCCAGTGCGCGAAACGCCGTCAACGCCCAGCAGGACCGTACCGGTGATCGTGGCCGCGCCATCGGTGCCGCCGGACAGCGTCGTCGTGGCGACGGCGGGCGCCGTGGTGCCGACGCCTGCGGACGCGACGACCAGCTGCGACTTGCCGCGCTGGACCGAGTTGCCGTTGTTGATCGCCGCCGCCATGGCCAGCCACAGCGCGTTGCCGGCGCCTGCGATGTTGTCGTAGACCTCGGGCGACTGGCCAGGCATGGCAATCGTGATCTTCGACGTGCCGTTCGCGCTGCCGATGCCGACGGCCGCCTGGATCGAGTTACCGAGCGTGCCGCTGTACCTCGCGGTCAGCGTCAGGCAGGTCGTCTGGATCGTCGCGGTGGCAGCCAGGTCGGTGCCATCGGTCACGCGCGTGAAACGGAAGTTGTTCGCACCCTGCTGCACGGCGATCGCCGCGGCGGTACCCATGTCGTATTTGCGGTTCTGCACAGCGCCGTGGGCCTGAGCATAGTCCGACATCGACGAGCCTGGCGTGACGGCGCCAACAGGGCCCCATTGCGCGGTGCCGCAGATGGCCAGGACGTTCGACGGCACGCCGTTCAAGGTTGCCTGGCTGGGCGGGATGATCTGGACGATCAGGTCGGGAACGACCTGCGCCGTCGCGTTGATCTGCCCCTGTTGGGAAATCGTCATGCGATGCTCCTAAATGAAAAACCGCGCACTGGGCGCGGTCTGGATGGTTGGATTACTTAGCCTTGGCCTTCGGCGCCGGATCGGACGCCGGATCGTCGGCGACCTTGACGACGTGATGGGCACTCTCGCCCGCCAGGATCACGGCGACCTCGGCCGGATCCGTGATTTCCTGCCCGGGCTGGTAATTCTGGAAGTGCGCGGTTGCGACAAGTTTCATGGTTTCCTCACGAATAAATGGTTTTGCTGGCGATCTGGGTGTCGGTGCCGTCGGGTTTTGCGACGACGACCGAAACTTCCAGCTTTGTCGAAACGACTTGCGTCGCGGTCACCGTGTCGGTGATCAGGTATTCCACGGCGTAGTTGATGTCGCGCCGCCAGATACCCGTCTTCTGTAGATCGTCGTGCTGCTGGTCATTGCGATAGCGCACCACGCCTTGCGTGCCGTCGGGCAGCGCGATGCGGGTCCTGCGGCGCAGCGCCGCGTCGAGCAGCGCAGCCAGTCGGTCACGAGCATCCGGCGAAGGCGCCCAGATCGAGATCATGAAAAACCGATCGTTGCGCTCCAGCGGGCAAAGCATGGTCGCAGTACCGCCAGCGCTCGCCGAGATGCGTTTCGCGCCTGGAATGGTGAGCGCAGGCCCAGTGCTCGATGCCGCGAACGATCGGGAAATGATCGTCGCGAGCGCAGTCGCGATGCTCGTCGGTGTGTCGGCCGCCTGGACGGTGTAGCCGAACGGCGCGCCATCGATCAGCAAGGCAAGGTTCTGCCCGGCCGTGGCGCTGCCGCCGATTGTCACGACATCGCCGTCGACGGCCGCCTCAACCGTAGCCGCAACGACGTTGACTGGAATGAGCCCGAACGCGAAGCTTTCCGTCACCCGGCCGGTGACGCCTGGATAGACCGAAACATGCACCTTTTTGGCCGTTCCGTTCAGATCCTTATCGAGCGTGGTGGCGTTTGGCCAGCCTTGATAGATCATGACCGGCAGCCCGACAATCGACGGCTCGGCGGTGCCCGCTGGGTACGTGACGCCGGCGATCAGCGACACAAGCGCGTTGGCCACGTCGCTGATGTCAGCCATCGGCGGCCGCCTGCTCGAGCAAGTCGCCCACCTTGGCCAGGTCCTCGGACTCGAGGCGCAGCACCCGCTCGTGACGGGTGTTGTCGGAATCGTGCACGGTGACGCGCAGCGTGATGGCCGAGTCGGGACGCGGCGCGAGTTGTCGGCCCGACTGCAGCGCCTTGGCGATGGCTTGCAATTTGTTCATGTGTCCAGCCTTTCTGCGGTGATCTTGTAGCCCAGGCTGTTCCAGTAGGGCGCGTTGACCTGGTAGCGCACGCCCAGGTCGTCGGTGATGATGTCGCGCGCGTTCACGATGCCCTCTGGCAGCCGAAAGAAGATATTCCAGAAGGTCTTTTTGTCGATGTCGTCAGGGATGTTGCCGCTCGGGCGCATGCCGCTTTTGGCATACTGGATCGACGCCGGCACGTCCGAGACAACAGGCGTTTCCGGGAAGTTCTGCGTGCCGCCGTAGCCGACAGCGCCCTCCCCGGCCTGGTCCACCGGCCGCGTGATCGCGATCGTGCGCGGGTAGATGAAGCTCATGCGAAGGCTCGCGCGCGGAATGGCTGCAGCATCGCCTTGGTGTCAGCATCAATGTTCGAGCTGGCAAACCGCTCGAGCTTTGTGTCGCCGGCGGCAACGGAGCGAAAGTTGCCGATGCCAGGGTCCTGCGCCAGCGCTGTGACGATGCGGCCGCATGCCATCTTTACCACGTCAGGCAGTCTTGCGTAGCTGTAGCCGGCCAGATAGCTCACGTTCACCTCGCTGTAGTAGGCGAGCATGACGCCAGCAGGTACCCAGACCTTGCCCGTGGGTGCGTCGATACCGGCCGGAGTGTTCGCCGGCCAGAGCTCCCAGACGGGCGGCCCTCCAAATTGCGTCACGGCCGACAGCAGATTGAAGTCGTCCATGTTCGAATAACCAGCATCGCCGCGGCGCCCGTAGGCGTAACGGCCGGTGCCGCCGACGATCCGCGCGACAGGCGTATTGCCCAGCACGATCTCGCTGCGCTGGCGCGGTACATACCGGGCCTCGCTGATCAGCATGCCGGTTTCCATCGTGCAGTCGGCGCCGTGGGTAAATGCAACACCAGTCGGCAAGTTCGATGCCAAGCTGCCCAGCGTGGCCACCTGCCCGTTAATCCCCGTGACCTGGACTGTTTCGGTGATCTCCGAATTTTGGCGGTCCAGCACCACGCAGTCACCGACCTGCAAGGCTGACAGCGGACCGGTGACCTGAACTTGCACGCCATTGCCGGGGCCGAAGGCACTCACGCTCTTGAGTGTCAAATCGGGCGCCAGCGCAGCCATGTAGGCCGGCTGACCATTGCCGTCCACCGCATACACCAAGCCCTGCGGCCGAAGCAGATAAGCGTCGATCAGCGTGCTGGCCTGCGTAATCTGGTCGGCGGTCGCGCTGGCGGCGCCGAAGGCCGCATAGTCAGCGGGTTGCAGGTAGGCGCTTGGCATAATCAGCTGTAGAAATTCATTGCCCCGGACAGCGTGTCGCCGAACAGGATGATTGGACTGGTGGTGGCGAGGCCCTTGTCGGCCATATAGTTGCCAAGCTCTTCGCCGACGGTCGCCTCGCCCTCGATAAACGTGATCGCGAACATGGTTGGATATCCGTTTCCATCGACGAACGCCGACGAGGGATATTCCTTACCGGGCTGCAGAAACATGGTGCGCTTGCCGCGCGTGCCTGCTTGGTAAACTTTCAAATCACTCTCCAGATGAAAAATCCCTGCGACTGAATTGCCGCAGGGCTTCTCGCTGCTGCGCCGACTTAAGGGCGCTGGACCTGCACCGTCGCGTGGGCGTAGTTGGCGCCCTTGAAGATCGCCGTGTCGAACTTGACGCCGACGAACTGCCCGGCCAGGTTGCCGACCAGGCCCAGCTGGAACAGGCGCGGGTTCGGGTTGTCTTCCTTGCCCGAGATGTAGGCGATTTCGACTTCCGACTCCATCAGGATGACGGCGTAGTAGCCCTTCATACCGGCCGGCGTTGCGCTGAAGCCGTACGCAGCGGTAGCCGCGGCGCTGGTTGGCATGAACGGATCACCCACCAGCGGCAGCTTGCCGACCTGGGTGGAGATAGCGGACACGGACACGCCAGCAACCACTTCCATGCTGTCGAGCGTGATGCGCGCGGCCTTGGCCTCCTGGTCGATCAGATCGGCCAGCAGTGGGTTCAGATAGATCGCGGACGGGCGCACCACATAAGTCGCGTTCGCCACCATCTGGGCCACGGCAGTTTTCAGACCATCGATGATGCTCGCGCCAGGGGAGACGACGAACTGCAGCGTGATCTGATTCAGGCCGCCCATCCATTCCAGCGTCGTCGGAGCCGACATACTGGTGTCGGTGCCGCCCCACAGCATGCCGGCGCGCTTGAGTTCGCACGCCGAGATGATGTCGTCGACGTCCTGCGCCACCACACTGGCGAACTGGCCCTGCTGCTCGGTCACGTCCTTGTCGAACATGCTGATGTTCGATTGGGCGATGACGGCCTTGATGAAGGCGGGGCGCTCGACGCGGGTCGGGCCGGTTGCGGTGGACGCCAGATTGCGCGGATCGACTGCCACGGCGGATGCCAGGGCGGTCTGCTCGAAGTAGCGGTGCGGATGGCCGGTGGCCTTCTTCGCCTTGATGCGTTGCAGTGGCACCGACGAGCGGCGCAGCACGTCCATGATTTCGCGCTCGAACTCCGGCACCTCGATGGCGCCCGTACCCAGGAAGTCAGCAGCTGCCGACAGGTCCATGGTTTTTGCTTGAATACCCATATTCATTTCTCCAGAAATGGAAAAAGCCGCTCAAGGCGGCCTTTCGGATTGGTTTTGTGATGCTGCGGTGCTTAAGCGGTGCCGACTTCCATCAGGCCGTCGTGGCGCAGCTTCAGCTTCATTTCGATCGCCTTCGAGCCCTTGATGCCGCCGGCGTCGAGCATCGCATTCACCTGGCTGGTGCTCAGCTTGCCTTCCTTGACGTCGTCATCCTTGATGCCGCCCTTGGCCATCAGCGTTTTGATCTCGGGCGAGATCGTCGCGCGTGCCGGCGCCGGGGAACCGTTGAACGCCGCGGCGCTCAGGTCGGTGATCTTCGTGCCCAGGCTTGCAACGCTGTCGGTCAGATCCTTGATCTGCTTGTCCTTGGCGGCCACATCAGCGGCGGCGGCAGCCAGGGCTGCAGCATCCTTGCCGGCCTCGACGCGAGCGCCGGGCAGGAAGTCGTGGTCGCGGTAGACGTTCGGCACGCGGCCGGAGACGGCTTCGGCAGCCATGTGGGCGGCGACGTGGCGCAGGTGGCGCACGTGACCGTTTTCCGAGTGGGTACCAACACCAGCCTTTTCAGCGGCATCGGCAGCGGCGTTGATCGCGTCAACGTGCGGCTTCACCTGGTCGATGATGGGGCCAGCCAGCGAGGCGCCCTTACCGGCCTCGATGACGGCCTTCTGGACGACGGCCAGTTCGACACCCTGTTTCTCGATCGATGCAGTGATGGGCTTCAGGGCCGCATCCAGAATGGCTTGCAGTTCTTCCTTGGTCATTTCAATGTCCTGTTCAGCCTTGGCGGCCAGTGAGGTGGTTTGATAGGCCGCCAGATCCTTGTACAGGACTGCCGCACCGGTGAATACGCAGTGTTCGATTACCCAGATGTCAGCGTTCGCGTCCTGGATGCGGGCGTCGGCTTCGAAACTGAAGCCCAACGCGCCCTTTTCAGCGCGGATCCGTTTGCACTCCTGGGGAAAGTCCTTTGCGTAGAAAAATCCTTCGATCTCGACTGCATCGCCGACGACCTGCGCGCCGGTGATGAGGCCGATCTTGTTTTGACGATCATGTCCGTCGAAGTCGGGCTTGAAATCAACCGCCATCCCCATCAGCGACGGGATCGCCGCCTCGGCCACGGCGGCGGGCATCATCGTTCGCTTGCCGCCTGCGCCGCCAGGCGGCAGATCCGACGGCAGGTCGACGCGCGTCAGCACGCCCTTGAATGGCATCTTGTTCGGATGTCCCTCAACATCTGGCATATCCAGCGCCATTGCTTCGAACGAGAAGCTGGCGGTGATGTGCCATGCCGAGGTGTCGACGCCGAGCGCCTGAGCGCGCGCCTTGATCCGCTGACGGGCTGTGCTGCGCTCCTCGCCGCTCAAGCCAGAGGTCCGGTCTACCATGTCCCAGGCCAGCTTCGCGTGCGTCGCGTCGTGAATGGGCAGCTTGCGCTTACCAGGCACGGCGAAATCCGCTTCCGGCAGCGCGTCGCGCGCCACTTTGTCGAGGTCCGCCATTGTTTTCCTTACAGGTATTGCAGCTTATCGACCAGCTCAGCAGCATCGCCGGACAGTTTCGGCAGCGCGGCTGCGGCTTTCACCTTGAATGCGTGCAGCAGCTGGTGCAAATCGTCGAGTGCGGCGTAGGCGGGGTGATCGCCATCGGCCAGCGCAGCGTTGGAGGCGGCGCCGATCTGGTCTGTGACCGAGACATAGCCGGCTGGAGGCTTCCATTCCTCGCCGACGCTGGTGTCGATGTGCACATCCAACTGTTCGAACTGCTCGGCGTCCGGGGCCTGGACCGCAGCAGGCGACAGCGCATCGATGTCCGTCGTGCCCAGCACCATGACGCTCGACGTCGTCAACGCATCAACCATCGCGGTCGAGAGTACGTCGATCGCACCGGTGCCCAGCACGACAATATCGGAGGTCGACAAGGCGGCCAGCTGGCCGGCGCTCAACGCTGCGATATCGGTCGTGACCAGGCCTTCGATGACCTCGGTCGTCTTGCCCGCGTTCTTTTTGCTCATGTCGTTCATCCTTAAGCGACCAGGTGCCAGTCGATGGTGCCGGCGGCGATGGTGTTGGCGGCCAGGCGCGGCGCCAGATTAATCGTGAAGCCATTCGCGGTCTTGTTGGTGATCCACCATGTGGCGTCCTGGCCGGGATTGACGAACACCGAGTACGCTGGCGGCAGTTTCTGGCCGGTAACGACGACCGCGACAGCAGTGCCGGCCGCACCGCCGGCAGCATTCGCCACGCCCAGGCCCAGGCCCATGCGGATGCGATCATTGGCGCCGAAGCCGTACGCGCCGGCTGGCACCGAGATGGTGTGAATGTCCAAAGCCATATTTGCTCCTGTGGGCGATGCCCGGTTATCAAACGTTTTTCGTGTCGCGCTTCTTCGGCGCTGCGCCCTTGGGCGCCTTCAGGTTCGGATCGAGATCAGCCGCCATGCCCTTTGCTGCCTGGACCGCGATCTGCACGTCAGCAGCGGTCATGTCGCCCCACTTGCTTTCCATTGGCGGCAGCCCGCGCTGCTCGCGGTATTCGTTCGGCGTTTTCGAGTTGTTTTCGTACTCCAGGGCGAACACCTGAGCCAGATTCAGCACATCATCCCGCTCGAGGCCGACGAAGCCGAACTCGAGCTGCGAAAAACCCAGGCCGCTCTCGATGGCCTCGCGCGTCAGATACGCCGCTACGTTTGTGGCCATCGGCGTGATGGCGCCGTCGTAGTCCCGGTCGTCGCCGACCTCGGACGTATTACGGTTCACGTCGGCCTCGACACCCAGGTTCTGCGGACTGAGCTCGAATGCGGTGGCGATCTCACGCAACAGGAATTCTTGATATTTAAGGAACAGCGCATCATCGTTGCCGCCGCGCAGCTTGTGAACCTTGACCTCGTCCCCGCCCAGCAGCGGCGTCATGCCCTGCCCTTCGATCTCGTTGCGCCACCAGCCGCGGAAGCGATCCAAGGTGGGAGTGTCCATGCCGACGAACTGCAGCAGGTTCTCAGGCTGGCCATTGCTGGCCACGTTGCCGGCGTATTCAGCCGCGCCAAGCTGGCGACTGATGCTGTTGAAGGCCACCTCGAGGAAACCGTAGCCAAATGGATCGTTCGTGCTGGGGTCCTTCTTGATGTAGATCAGCTGGTCGTTGCGCAGCTGGATGCCCCGGTTGATGCCGACATTGCCGTAGCCCAGCGACTGCAGGTAGCGCGCCTCGTTGCGGTCGCCGGACCAGCCGGGATAGATCTGGATCGACAGGGCATCGACGGGCCACATCCACAGCGGCCGCATCTGATCAGCCCCCTGCTCACGCTCGAGCGCGCCGGCGCCGGCGATGCAAATATCTTCGATCACCTGCTCGAGCATCGTGCGAAACGAATCGTCCTGGTTCGGACGCTGGAAGCACGCCGTCGCCACCTCGATTTGTCGCTTCAACTCGCCGGTCAGCGCGACGCCCTTCTTCGTGCGAATCTCCCACGGCAGCATGACGATCGCGTTTTTGATGCGATTGATCGCCCGGCGCGCGTACGGCGTGCGCGAGAAGCGGCGCAGGTTCGACGGCGTCGGCTTGATGAGCGGACGATCCTTGCCGGTGCTGTAGCCGCCAGCCAGGCTCTGCAGCTTGGCGTACGCACTCGTTTCTCGCTGCGGGCTCTTGCGCATGCGGCCGGCCCAGATGGCGCGGGCCAGCTTCTCGGCGGCCCACTCTTCCACCCGCGTCATCAGGCTGGGCTTGCGTTGCGTCGGGATCATTTTTACCTTACGGGCTAAAACGCCCACTGTGTTTTGTCGAGCGGCCATCGGTACGAAACGAAGTAGCCACCCGCGTCTGTCGGGTGGTCAAAGCCCGCTTCCTTGTCCGGGTCGCCAAACTTGTCATACGCCTGCTGCTCGAGGCATTCTGTGTAGACCGGGCAGGTGTCAGGGTTCACTCGGTAACGGCGCTGCCCCAAGTCGTTCAGGAACATCGCGTTCATCGCGTTGACCCGGTCTTTCACCCTGGGGTTGCTGTCGCGTGCCCGGACACTCAGGCCGCCCTCGCGAAGGATGCTGATGTCCGAAATCGACGCGCCCTTGCTCGATGTGTTCTGGCCAGAGGCGTCGGGGTAAACAAAGACCTGATGCCCTTCCAGCAGATATCGATCGCGCAACAATTCCACCATGGCCGGCGTGTCGCGCACGTCAACCAGTTCGGCCGCAGCATGCGGCATCTCATCGCGCAGCACGTGCACGACGGCAGCCATCTTTCCAACGTTGAAGTCGAGGCCGACATGCACATCTTCGCGACGCTCCACGACCGTCTTGCAACCATTCAGCAATCGCGTGAATTCTGGGTACACTCGGCCGGCCGTTAGATTGACGAACTGGCCGCGAAGATACGCATCGATCAGCGCCGGCGGATACGAAGCGTGAAGCGACGAGATGTAGTCCGGCGGCAGGTTCAGCTCGTTGTCATAGGTACTCGCCTGAATCAGGCCGTACAGCGTTGCCAGTGAGGGTTTATCGCGCACCGCCTTCACGAACTGCTGGTACACGAACTTGAAACCCTCAGGCGTCGTGGTCACGTCGATGCCGTTGATCAGGCCCGGCACGTTGTAGCGCATGCGGGCGATGATCTTGCGCCAGGCCATCTCAGCCTTCTTCATCGACATCACGTCGAGCTCGTCGACCAGCGCGTGACCGATCTTGAAGCCGACAATGGTTTCCGGCTTCTCCATCGAGCGGCAAATCACCATGCCGCGGTACTTGCGCCCCTCGTACACCTCGACCTCGTGGTCGGCCACTTTTACCTTGGTCCGCAGGCCCATGCCGGCGGCGACCTCCTCCATCGTCGGATAGAAGATGTCCCGAATCTGCGGGTAGGTCGGCGCGAAGTAGCCCTGGTTGATGCCCGGCCACTGCCAAAAGTGTGCGCAGACACCGGCGCACCCAACGTACGTCTTACCCGAGCCGAACCCGGCGACGTAGGCGCGGAATTTGTGAGGCAGCTGCAGGAATTCGGATTGCGGGACGTTCAGATCAAGCTGGATTGTCGTCATGGCGCTTGGCGTCTTTCACGCCAAAGGTAATGGCGACCGGCGTCGGCTTCTCGTCCTCGGTCGGCATGTCCTTGTTGGCCTTGAGCAGACCGATTGGAATCTCAGCTGCCGCATTGGCCAGGTTGGTCAGGACGGCGATACCCTTCAGGGCGAGCATGCTTTTGTCGTCCAGCGGTGCGGCGTCGTCGATCTCGGAAACCTTGGCGTGAGCAATCCCGGACAGCCGATGCGCGGTGGCGGCGCCGTATCGTGCGGCGCCGGCGATGTGCATCGAAATCTCTTTCAGCTCGTCTGCCAAAGTGCGCGCACTAATCTGCGCACCAATCGGTAGCGCACTAAACGCCGTCTCTGCTGCAACCAATTGATTTGCAACATCTTTTATTTGTTTCGTCTGCGCACCAAAGCGCTTTCTGATCACAGCTTCGGATACGCCGAACTCCCTGGCCAGCGCCCTGCCCGCTTCGCCTGCCAGGAGGCGCCTACCAATCTCCGACCACTGCTTTTCTGTCAGGGATGATTTGCGCCCCATGGTGTGATTTCCGTTTCATTGCCTTCCGTGCAGTTACCGAGCCTGCGCCTCAACGCGTGCGCCATACGTCCGGTCATGCCCCGATCGTATTGAGCTGCTCGCGCAAGTTCGGCGCTAGGATCTCGCGGCCTTCGGTGTCGTTGTGCAGGCCATCAATCGTGAGATTCGCGGCCCATTTGTAGTAATCTGGGTCGGAGCGTGTTGCACCCGCGCGCGTGGTTCCGTGTGACCCCACGTTAGGGTCGAAATAGTGGTCCGGACCGTTACCCACGCCGACCTGGCTTGCGCACCAGTCATCGAATACCTCTGCGGATTGTCCTGCGCCCCAACCGCCTTGAACCGTCTGGCTCGATGTATCGCCGAACGAACCGGAGGTTCGCTGAAGCAGCGAAAGACGCACTAGGTTAAAGCTGCCGGCGAGCGGGTGTTTGTTGCTGTTCGCCCTGAAGAATGCCCATGCTTCAAGGCTGAACCCCTGTAGGTTCGCAGTGTCCGAGGTAAGATCGCCGATGATGGTGTTTGTACCGTATTCGTTGATGACGCCGCGACAGTATTGCAACCAGCAATCTTTGTATAAATCTTTGTATCCCAAAGTGGTAGTCTGCGCGCCGCCGACGCGTCCGACTTGGAATGCAGAGACTTTGTCTCCAACCAACATCGCCCCGACGCCGTATGACATCTGAAAGCCTTGCGCAAACAGGGAGTCGCCGTCAAGCATCCATGTGTGCGGGTCGCCAGAGGCATATGTACCAAGCAGCGAAACGCTACTTCCGCCCGACTGGCCGAGGGATGGGGCGCCGCTGGTTGTTGGAGGAAAAGGCGAGGTGAAGTTCAAAGTGGTAACGGCGGGGTCATAAATGACGCCTTCCACAAAAGTATCAGTGCCTTCAAGCTGGGGAATTTGGCCCCCGGTCACTTCGATAGTCGAAGTGACGAATACGCTGCTGCCTTGCGGAATTACACTCAGGCCGAAAAGGCTTGGGAGTATCGTGTCTGAGAGTACGTTGTACTGAAAATCTGCTACATCGATGGATGTTTCGCCGCCGAAAGTCACATCCATCATCCCGGTAAGACCGTCGATTCCGATCTGCATTCCGATGATTTTCACAGAATTCCCTGGGCCTTGAATTGCTGCGCCACCCGCACTGAGGAAAAGATTGTCATACTTCACAACAAGCGATGCCAAATCGCCGCTTCCAGTTGTACAATTTTTAACGGTGGAAAGGCGAATCGTCTTTCCAGCCCCGGACTGCGCAACGGAAGTGGCTACGCGGTTGTAAGGGGTAGCTACTCGCAGAAGCGGCACAACGATCGGCGCAGTTGGGACGGGAATGGTCGCCGACGACGAAACCTCGCTCGACACGTCATATCCGACGTTGCAGCCAGCATCCGCAGTGGCAATCGTGTAGGTCAGCGTGTTGACGTTGCTGGCCACGGCGCCGGCGATGGCGGTTTTTGTGAACGGCGCGGTGCGCATGGTGCGCGTGAACTGGATAGTGCCGATGACACCGGCGGGCAACGAGGCCGTCACCACCGTGTCGACGTCACCCGTCAAAGGTGACAGCGTTCCGGATCCGCCACCGCTGATCACGTTTCCGCCAAGATCGACGAGCTGCACTGTCGGCAGCCATGCGCCATTGGCCATAATCTCTCCGGGTGATCCGATGGGGTTGCCGCTCACATCAACAGCCAGCTCTTGCGGGACCCAGGCTCCTGTCGTCATGTGGCGCTTTCAAATAAAAAAGCCGCTGGCGCAGTGATGCGGCTGGCGGCGAAACCTGGCGCGAGCCAGGCGGGGAGATGCAGTCAATTTCGTTCGTCGCCGTCGGCCTGCGCCTCGCGCTCGGCCTCGATAATTTTCCAGCCCAACTGCCGGCGAATCTCCTCCGGCGTGGGCGGTGGCTCTTCCGAATGCGTGCGCCGCTCCAGCCACTCACGCACAAGGTGTGGCGGCGGACGCGTCGTGTTGGTCATCGGAGGTCCAGAAATGCAAAAACCCGCGCGAGGCGGGTTTTATTCAATTCCTGCGGCTATAGTGCGCAGTGAAATTCAGACGTAAAAATCAGATCTAATGCACGCATCCTAATGGAAGTAGCGCCGCGTGGCAACATTTATCTGCATCTTTGGCGTCAAAATCAGTTCGGCGCTGGCCAGCGCATCCATGAAATTGTGCTCCTTGAAAATCCAGACGCTGGCGATTCCCTGCGCTTTCCGCACCGCCCACAACTCCAGGCGCGGCAGGCCGTTGACCATCGTGTCGACGGCCTCGCCGGTGCGCATGAAGTCCTTCGTGTCCTGCTGGTTCGCATCACCGTCGGAGTGCTGATAGTCCTTCAGCTGCATCCAGCGCTTCCAGATTTCCATGACGGTTCCGAAAGGAGTTTTTGTTTCGACTTCATCGAACTCACGCATTGCACTCATGGCACCTCCCGAAACAAGACCCTCCTACCTTACCATATCTCAACTAATTCGAACAGGAAATTATTTATTTATAGAAATGCAATCTGGAATGTTTATTTGATATATAATTTTTAATATATTAATTTTAAGGATATCTATGAAAATCATATCTCTGTCCACTGCTTTCAAAGCAGCGCTGGTCGGCATTGCCTTCGGGAGCTGCGCTCCGGCTTTTGCCAATTTGCTTGATTACCATTTGACTTTTGAATACGTCATTAACAATCAGGGCAAAGATGGAAATTATGAAAATCCGGCAGACGCTACGGTACCTGGCTATAACGGGAACCCCGCCATCCACGCCGCATTTGCCAACGGCGGCGTCTCCCTGATAGGAGACGAACTGGTTTTCGACGGAATCGGCGGCTGCGTAGCTCCGTCCTGCTACATTCACATTACCAGCGACCTGGTAACTCTGACCGGGATTACATCCCTCGATGGGCAAATTTCACCCGACGATTTAACGCTTAATACAGTTCCCGCATACGCCTTACATTTGAATAATCCAAAGGGAATTTGGATTGATTTAAGTGGTGGCGAGTTTCTGCAAAACGCAGCCTTCCGAATTTCTGCTGTGCCGGAACCCTCGACAACTGCGATGCTCATTGCCGGGTTTGGACTGATCGGGTTCGCGGCGACGCGCCGGCGCCGGGCCAGCGCACCATCCGTCACCGCCACTTTTTGTTAATTTTCGGCGGCCGATTCCTCCGCCTCTTCGGCGCCGCCTCGCCCGCCAGCCGCACCGATTCCGCCGGATCCCGGTAACTGGACGCCGGCAGCGCCCTGCTCTTCTCGGGCGCCAGGCGCGCGCCGGCGGTCAGGATGGCCAGCATCTCGTCGGGATCAATTTTGCTCATGCGCCATCTCCTTGGCCAGCTCGGCGCGCACGTTGGTGGTGTTGATGCCCTCGCGGATCCGGCGCAGCACCTCGTTGCTGGCGCGGTCGACGTCGATGGCGCGGACGTTCTCCAGCTGGGCGTCGTGACAGCCCATCGCCTCGCTGATCGTGCGCAGCTCGTCGCCGCGGCAGATGAAGCGCCCTGTCTTCATCGCGCGCTTGCCGACCTCGCACAGCGCGTCGCGCGCGGCCAGCGCCTGGTCGCGGAACTCGTTGCCGATGCCCTGCTCGCACATGACGTTGGCCATGTTGATGGCGCCGACCAGGCGATCCCAGCCGTCGCGATCACCCCGACCCTGCGCCAGCGCCGATAGCGCGCCATGGTTCAGCAGGTTCAGCTTCTGCAGGTGCTCGGCGTGCTCGCCGCTCATTCCGCCGAAGAACGTCGCCATCGGATTGCGTGCGACATATTTCGGGCCCTGGTACTTTTTGCGAGGCTTGCTCATGCCGTCTCCCACTTCGTCGCGGTCACGGCCACGGCCAGCGCCGCCCACGCGTGCGACACCACACCGAACAGCGGGCCCGGCTTCGACTGGATGCCGATCTGCGGCGTCTTGCCGCCACCAGTAGCCGGGAACATGTCCAGCAGCGCCTGGCGCACGTTCGGATCCTTCGCGCGTGGCGTGCCGCACAGGTGCATCTTCACGTCCTTGCGGTAGACCAGCTCGACTGCCTCCGGCCCGGCCCAAGCCTGCAGGTAGCGACCGATCCACACGCAGGTCTCGAACACCTCACGGCCGACCGGCATGCCGTAGCTTGCGATCATTTCGATGGCGAGGCGGTCGGCGCTGGACTGCTGCACCATGACCAGCAGATCGCCGTTGTCGGCCACGCCCGAGGCCACCACGCCGGCGGCACCGAGAACGCACCAGCCGGATATCACCGTCCCGGGATCGATTGCAAGGATCGTACTCACTGCGCCGCCTCCATCGTCGTCAGCACCACCGAAGGCGCGAGCTGCACGCACTCGGCCGGCGTCAGGGTCATCACCACCTTGCCGCCCCGGTGCAGCTCAATCGAGCCGTCGGACCAGCGCGCGAACCGGAACGCCGCCGGCGGGCTGCCGGCTGGCGCGATCTCGGTCAACGGCTGCGCGGGTGCGACAGCTGCCGACTCGGCCGCCGGCAGCGCCGCGCCTGGCAGCGACAAAATATCGCCGTGGCGTACGATGCGGCCGGCGAGGATAGTCGCGCGCAGGCTGTTCATCGGATATTGCCTCGAACTCAGGCCCATTGGCTGCCGCAAATCGCTCGCCTTGCTCGGGCCATGTTGCGCCAGATAGTCGATCGCCTTTTGCGTGGCCGAACGGTCGTAGGGCCTCGCTGGCTCTACTGCCGCGCGCGGCGCGGGTGCCGTCGGGTGCACGTCCGGATCGTCCTCATCATCGGGTGGCGCCGGCCGCCGCGCGGCGCGCTGCACGCCTGGCGCTGTCATCGACTGCTCGGGCGCGCGAGGCGCCACAGGCTTCGGTGCTGGTGGCGGCGCCGGCTTGACCCACCCGTCGGCCGTGCGCTGCTCCTGGATCGCTGGCAGCAGGGCCTGGTACAGCTCGCCGGCCATGAACTTGCGGGTCAGCATGAAGCCGTTCGCCGGCCTCCCGTTCGGCGCCGTTACCTCGATCAGCGTCAGGTTGCCGCTGTCGATGTGCGGCTGCAGCGCGGGCTGGACCTGGTCCGAGTCGCAGTCGATCAGTTCGGCGATCTCGACCGTGCGGATCTGCGGCCGGGCCGCGATCAGGGTGAACATTTTTTCGATATCGATCATTTTCAGAATTCCCTATCGGCCTTTTGAGCCATTATTTTTCATGGGTGCATTACTTCGTACCGGCCGGCATGCTTGCGCAGCGTGGCGGGGCCGCAGATCAAGCCGGCGGCGCATTGGCGCCTGAACGCAATCCCCGCATTCGCGCTTTCTCCTCGCGAATATGGTCATCGACGCGCTGCTGCAGCGTCGCCTTCTCTGCGCGATCCGCCTCAATGCGCTGTTCGTGCGCTGCCTCAGAATTCGCTTCGCGCTGCGCGGCCCTGTCGGCCAGCATTTGCTTGATGGCGGCCAGCTGCGCGCGCGCCTTGTCGTCCGGCGGTGGCATGTCGGCCGGGCCGCCCAGCAGCAGCGTCGTCGCCTCAGGGGCTGGCAACAGGCCGGCCACCACCGCGCGGCTCAGCGCGCCGTCGCGCTTGCCAGAGTCCCAGCCGATCGAGGCGGACCAGGCCGCCGGCCGGTGCGCGGCGCGGGCTTGGCCAACGATGCGCGCGTAGGCTTCCTTGAACGCCATGCGCGCGCCGACCTCGTCGTCCAGGTTCAGGATCGGCCGGCAGATGGCGAAAGCCTCGGCGCATTCGGCGGTCCAGACGACCGTGTCCGACTCGTCGCGGCTGGTCAGCGCGATGGCCCAGGCCTCCTCGACGCCGGGCCGGCCGTCGTTCGCAGCGGACGCCTCGATGATGTCGATGACGTCGCCAGGCCGTGGCGGAAACTTGCCGCGCGCGCAGTGGGCGCCGAGCGCGGCGCGAACAGTCGCCATCGGGTACGCGGCCAGCGCGGCGAAGAACATGCCCTTGGCGCCGCCGCTGATGACCTTGTTGGCCGCGCCCACGCCCAGCAGGTCGTAAGCATCGTCGAGCAACTGGGCGAACTCGTCGAAGTCAGCGCGCTGCATCGATTACCTCCCCGTCGGCGCCGTCGTCTGCGAAGCCCAAGCGGCGCTTGGCTTCCGCGTTTGACGCCTGACGTGCCGCTGCGATGTCGATCGGGGCCGGCAGGCCCGCAGGCTTGCCACGGCCGCGTTGCCGCTGGATCGTCAGCTGATCCCACTTCTCGCGCAGCTTCGCAGGCGACAGGATGTTCCCGCACCAGAAATCGTCTGCCTGCGCCCACCGGAATAGCTCGCAGACGTCAGGCAGCTTGCGGTGGTCGCGCTCGCGCATCAGCCGCACGTCCTCGGCCCAGGATTGGAAGTTGGGCGCCTTGGCGGTCGGGTTGTTGTCGAGGATCAGACCGAAGCACCAGCGCGCGCATTTCTCGTCGGCCTCGGTGGCGCGGCGTTTCTCCCGGCGCTCCTTCGATTCCTCGACGGATTCGAGAACTGCGTCGACCAGGTCGGAATCGTCCGGCGCCGCGGCGGCGATTTTCGCCGACGTGTCTTCTGCTCCTGTTTCTGCTCTGGTTCCTGTTACTGCTACTGCTCCTGTTTCGGGGCTCAGTACCGAAGGGTTTCGAAAGGGTTCGTTTTCCGCCTCAAAATTGTCCAAAATCGAGGTGGGAAAAGTAGGTGCAAAATCGCGCAAAGCCGCAGCCAGACACGCTTTGACCGTGGTGGGCGCGCCCAGCGTGTCGAACAGTTTTCCTGCCGCTTTACCAACATTGGGGTTTTCGAACTGGTTCCACTTCAGGTAGCGCTTGATGACGAGCCAAAATGACCGTTCGCAACGGTATATATAACCCTTTGCGACAAGACCACTAAACCCTTTCGATACCCTTTCCATATCCCATTTCAGGTCGTCGGAAGCATACGCATTCGGTAACCGAAAGCATCCCAGCATGTTCCCGTGCGGGCACGTCAGCAGGTACAGAGCCAGGGTGCGCTCATCCTCCGACATGGCGAGGACGTCCTCGCTGGTCCAAAATGCCGTGTAGACCTTGCCATAGTCACGCATGTCAGCCTCCCTGCTCGGCGTCCATGCTGGCGAACAGGTCGTCAGCGCGACCCTGCTGCGCATCGCGGCAGTTCCGCACAGCCAGGTCGAAGTACGACCGCTTCAGTTCCGAGCCGCAGGCGCGCCGGCCCATCTGCAGCGCGACGAAGGCTTCGGAGCCGATGCCCAAGAACGGCGTGAAGACCAGATCTCCCGGGTTCGTCCAGAGATCGATGGCGCGCTCGATGACGTCCAGCTGTAGCGGGCTGATGTGGCGCTCGTCGTCGCTTTCGCGCGCGCTCATGTATTGCAGCGTGCGACTCTGCTTGACGTCCATCCACACCGGGCTGGCGTAGTGCTGCCAGAGGTCTACCGAGTGGCTTTCCGTCGTCTTGGTCACTGGGTCCGGGTTCTCGCCGGGCTTGCGCAGCACGACCAGATAGTCGGCGATGCCTTGGCGCGACATCGCGCTGTCCTTGCGCAGTTGCTTGTAGAGCAGGCCCAGCGCCTTGGTACGCTGCATAGCGACCACGGGATCCTTCCAGATGCAAACTTCGGAATGGTAGATAAAGCCGGCGGCCTGGTGCGATCGGATTATCTCGCCGCGGAAGTCCTTGATGCCGATGTAGCCGTCGCGCGCCTTCGAGGTGGGCAGGTTCATGCAGTGCACGGCGACCAGGCGCCCGGGCTTCATCGCGCGGAACATTTCGGCGATCAGGTAGCGGTAATGCTGCCAAAAATCATCGCTCGATGCGCTGTTGCCCATGTCGCGCTCGCTGTTACTGAAAACGTACAAGCTCTCGAATGGCGGGCTGTAGACGCTGAAATCGATCGAATCGTCCGGCAGGGTCTTGGTGACGTCGACGCAGTCGGCATTGAACAGAGCGAACTTGTCGCCGATGGCTTGATTGATAACGTTGGTCATGTCAGTTCTCGGTATTGGCGATGATCCAGGCCGGCACGGTCATCGGCATGGTCGGGTTGTAGGTCTCGGTATTACTGGTGACGCCGACGATCTGCCGGCGCGTGATCGCGCGCATGTGCGCCACCATCTCGCCGGCCATTTCGTTGGCTTGGGCCTGCTTGCGCTCGATGTTCGCCTTGACGGCGCCCTCAGTCTCGGCGGTGATGATATGGACCGTGACGGCCCGGCGCTGGCCGAAGCGATGGCACCGGCGCACGGCCTGGTAGTATTTCTCGAAGGAGTCGTCCATGCCAGCGAAGATCATGTCGCTGCAGTGCTGCCAGTTCATGCCGAAGCCGCAGATTGATGCCTTGCTGACGAGGACGCGGGCAGCGCCATGCGTGAAGGCCATCACGTTGGCCGTCTTCTGGTCGATCGTCATCGAACCGGTTACCTCGACCGCGCCAGGAATCGCCGCGGTGAGCGCCGTGCTTTCCTCGTTCATGTGACACCAGACGATGACGGGCCGGTCGGTGGCGTTGGCGATGCCGGCGGCCAGCGCGACGCGGTCGACCATGCTATTTTTCTTGGCCTGGCGACGCTCGGACAGCGACTGCGCAGTGACGGCGAACAACTGGCCTTCCAAAAGCTCGCCGCCGGACACGGTGTGCTCGACCATGTTCAGGGCCGGGAGTTCATAGCGCGCGCCATCAAAGCCCAGGTCGGAAGGATTGCGGATGCAGATCGACCAGGTCGCCATCCATTCCCAGAACCTCGTGCGGCCATGACCCTTCAGGCGCCACTTCGACGTGTCGCCGCCGTCGTGCGTGAAAAAGGTCGCCAGCATTTCGGATGCCGACATGACGCCGAGGAAGTCAGCTTGGTTTCCGAGCTCCATGTAGTCGTTCGGCGATGGTGTCGCCGTGCACGACAGCTTGTAGGGCGTTGTCTTGAATGCTGCCACGATGGCCTCGCGGGTTTTGCTGGTGTGCGACTTCAGAATGCTGGATTCATCCAGCACGACGCCGGCGAACGCCTCCAGGTCGAAATGGTCGAGCATTTCGTAGTTGGTGATCGTGATACCCGGCTCGACGTCTGCGTCGGTGCGGCAGTACTTCACGGTGATGCCGAACTTGGCCGCCTCTTCGACCGTCTGCTGCGCCACGCACAGCGGCGCCGCAATGATGACGTTGCCGCCCGTGTGATCGACCACTGCCTGTGCCCATGCGGTTTGCATGGCGGTCTTGCCGAGGCCGGTGTCAGCGAACAGCGCCGCCCTGCCCCGCTTCAGCGCCCACTTGACGCAGGCGGCCTGGAAGTCGAACAGCGGGCCGGTGGGGATGTCGGCGTCGAAGCCGGCCGGCACCTCGGCGCGCAGCTTGCTGCGGATGAACTGCTCGTAGTCGCCCAGCTGCTGCGCCTCAGCGACGGCGCCACGCTCGGGTAAATTGAATGCGCTCATGGTTGCTCCGAAAATTGGTTGGGTGTGGCGACTGGCGCTGCGGCCGGCCGCACTTCGTTCAGAATCTGCTCGCAGATCGCCATCAGCTCAGCCTGGCTGCCGTATCGCGCCTCGAAGCGCGCTTTGTTCGGGTGCACGGCGATGCGCTGCAGCGGGTCGGTGTCGTCTTGCTGGTGGTGGGGAGCGCACAGCGGCAGCACGAGCTTGTGGCAGCCCGGCTTCGTCCGGCCGTCGGTGTGGTGGATGCTGACGTAGGTGTTGCGGCGGTGGTCGAGCATGCAGGCAACGCAGCCGATCTCTGTCGCGAGGCGGTCCCACAGCACCTTTTCGTCGGCGCTGACGGCGCGCTGCTTCGTTTTCATCGTCGACTTGCGTGCCGGCGCGGCCTTGCGCGTGCGCTGGTGCGCCTGCAGGGATAGGATGCCGGTCGGCGCCTGCGAGAAGCCGGAGCGTTTCTGGCCTTTCTTGGCTGACTTCATGGGTGAGCGGCGCATGATGTTACGATCCCTTCTTTATTAAGGGGGCAGCAAATGATTGGTATCGATGAAATGCGCGAGGAATATGAAGGCGCCAATGAATCGGCGCCGACATTTACCGAAGACATCGATGGTTTTAAAATTCGGATTTGGGCTGTCCGCCTGGCGAACGACTCATGGCGATCGAGCGCTGCAATACGCGGAATCGAAAATCGAGGACTTTCGCAAGCGGTTGGCGCTTTTTTGAGCCCGAACAAAGAGCAAGCCGTCGCCGATGCTCGCGAAGCAGCGATTGAAGAAATTCGTAAATTTCTGAAATGACCTGCGCGCTTGCGCGCGCTCATGAAAAGCTCCTCAGAACGGATTCCATCATCTCGTCGGCCATCTGCGGCGTCAGGTGCTTCCACAGGTAGTGCTGAGCGTGCTGCGTGCGCAGGAAAGCGATCGCGTCCAGGTGGAACTGGCGCATTTCGTCCTCGTCGCATTTTTTGTAGCTGATCGAGCGCGGCACCGGCACGACGCCGCCGGTCGGCCCGGCCATCCAATCGACGAAGCCGGCGCCCACCTTCAACCAGAGGCGGAACTGCGGGAAGTTCTTGATGCGCTCCTGGGCCTGGAAGACCTTCGTCTCCATCACCATGTGCATCTTGTGGAAGCCGCCGTGGCGCGCGGTCCAAGTTTCGATGGTGAACAGCTCGCCGGAGCCGGACTTGATGATCCAGTTCCAGAAACGGCGCCAGGATTTCTGGTCGGCCTCGGCCAGGCCGTCGATCGACTCGAAGAGGAACGAGCGCAGCACGGCCGCCTGGGCCTCGGTGGGCTCGACGTCGGAATGCTTGACCAGAGTGATTTCCGTCATGGCAGCACCCTCCCGAAGAAAGCCTCGTGCAACTCGATGTGCTGGCCGCGGAACCGCTCGCGCGGGACGTGCGTGCTGACTTCGTTGTCGTCGCGGATCAGGTGGCGGTGGCAGCCCGCCGGCGGCGGCCGCATGCTCTTGTCGACGCGCGGCGCCGCGGCCGGGCCTGTCGTCACCAGCTTGCTGACGTAGGCCTCGACCTGGTCCGTCTGCGCGGCGATCACATAGGCCTGCTCGCCGGCGGACAGCGCATGCGTGCGCTCGCTGTCGACTGATTGGATAATCCCGGCCCGCTGCAGCTCGTAGGTGTACTTGCGGGTGCCGGACAGGGACATGCCAAGCACGCCGGAGAGTTCAAGAACGGAGGTCGGGCCGCGCGTGATCGTGGTGATGGCGATCTCGAGATTGGCGGCCGATCGGCGTGTGGCGATCGTGTTGCGCACCGTGGCGCGCGGTGGGATAGGGGGTGTCATGGCTGACCTCCCAGCGCTTCGCGGGTGCGCGCCGCGTTCAGGCCGACCAGCTTGCAGCCGTCCTTCGTGGCGTGGAAGTAGGTCTGCGTGCCAGCAATGTGACCGACCTCGGCAAAGCCGGCCGCGACCAGGCGCTGCATCGCGTTGAAACTGGAGCCGCTGTTGCTTGCGCAGTAGTAATTGCGGAAGCCCCACTTCGATTTCGGGCGCTCGGGCACGGCGCCCAGGGTATGCGCCAGCTTTTCGGCGTCGCCCGGCTGCAGCGTCGCCACGCGCGCATCGAACAGGCAGGCGACGCACTTGCCGTGCTGGGCCAGCTGCTTGGCCGGCGAGCGCTTGCCGCAGGCGCAGGTCTTCGGGACCAGGGAAATGGCGGCGGGTTCGCGGGCGATGGCCAGGTGCTGGCGGTCGGTGCGGGAGAGATCGGGGATCATGATATGATTCCTTTTTGATAATGGAGGCGTTATGCTGAACGACCCAGATATCCGGAATGTGTCCTTGAGGACGACCGGCGATTTCCTTGCCTTCGAGCTTTTCGACGCTGGCGAATGGCGGGCAGTTCGCGTCTCGTTGACGGCGCTGGCAGTTCTTGGCGCAGTCGAGCGGCTTTCGGCAACGGTTGCTTTTGAGCGCCATATCGAAAGAATAAAAGCCGTCGCCTTTGGTGTGCGGGATGTCGGCAACGGCTTCGTCTTGCTGGACGTAGAAAATTTCGAGTAGTCCCTGTGCTGGCGGTCGGTGCGGGAGAGATCGGGGATCATGATATGCTTGCCTTTCTAACAATGGAGGCGGCATGCGATTTAATTTTGAAGTTGATCCAGAAGGAAAATGCTTGGTCGAGACGAAATTCGATGAGGGCAGGCCTTCGGCAGTTATTTGGTACGGCCGCCCTACCTTCGAGCTGAGGTACAGTTCGGATTGCGAGTTTCCCAAAGCGCTCAAAGAGGTAGGTGAGGCAAGGCGAGACGAATATCTGGCGCGGCTGGTAATCGCACATTTCAAATCGTTCCCCATTCCCCGCGGACAGAATTTCGACGTAGAGGGCAGCCTGCAAAACAGGCCATGGCAAGGTGGCCTCACGCCTACACCGTGATTTCATGCTGCCCTCCCAACGATCTCGCCGTCAGCCTGCGCAACAGCGATTGCGATCGCCACTGGCTGAACCCAGATCGGCATGGCGCTGAGCACGAACGTCTCGCCGGCCCGGGCGAGCAGCAGCGTCACGCCCATCACCTCGGCGATCGCGGTGGCTGCGTCCGGCGGTACGGCGTTGCCAATGCGCTCGCGCCAGGCGCTGTCGTTCGTGCCGTCGAGCGCCGGCGCCGCGGCCAGCATGGCCTGCGCCTTGTACGCGTCAATTTCGAACTGCGTCTGCGGATCGGTCGACCAGTGCTCGTCGGGGTCGATCAGCGATTGCAGGGCCGCCAGCTCGAGCGTGGTGAATGGACGATGCCAGGTGCCGTCGCGCGCGCGGATCATGGCGATGGTCTTCTCGTTGAGCGCGGGCAGGACTGGCGCCGCGTCGAGCCGCGGATCGGCGACCGACCAGCGACCGTTGTCGTAGCCGGCTGACGCGCTGACGGCGCCGCTCGACGCGGTCCAGTCGATCACGCCGTAATGGCCGCCAGTCAGGTAGGAATCGCCCTTCTCCCGGTGGATAGTGCGCGGATCGGCCACGGCGAAGGCGCCCTGCCCCGTGGTGCTGCCGGCGATGACCGTGCCGGCCGGCGCCTCGAATGGCGTGACCAGGTACTTGCCGGCGCCTTCGAACCCGGTGCTCGAGCGGGGATCGGCCACGGCATACGCGCCCTGGTCGTCGCCACCGATCACGGTACCGGTGCGCTTGCCCCAGGGCGTGACAGCGTATTTGCTGAACAGCGGGCCAGCCGGCGGACGCGGATCTGCGACAGAAAATCCGCCTTGGATCGGCGAGCGCTGGCCAGTAATCGTCCCGGTCGGCTGGTCCCACGTCCGGACACCGAGCTGGCCATAGTCGCCGCCATTCACATACCGCGGGTCGGCTACGCACTGGCCGGTGCTGTGCGCGCTGGACACCACCTTGGCTGGCTCGTCCCATGGGCCGATGCGGCATTCGTTGCTGTGCTTGTCGGGCCCGAAGTGGCGCGGGTCGGCTACTGAAAACGAACCAGTCAGCGGCCGGCTGTGACCTGTCACCGTGCCGGCCGGCGCCGCCCAATCGCGCACGCCCAGCACGCCGTTGTGCATGTCGGGCACGATCAGATATTCGCTCAGGTGGCCATTCTCGACGGCCAGCTTGTTCAGGCTGCGCCAGTCGCTGCCGGCCTCGACAAATGCCAGGCGCACCCAGGTTTTCCACTGCAGCCGCGGAATGCGGTGCATTGGGCCGCCGGCGGCGTCGCCGGGGAACGGCATGCGGCCGAGCACGTCGCCGACGGCGCGCAGGCGCTTCTTCTCTGGCTCATACAGGAATGGCGGCACCTTTTCGATGTGGCGCGCCACCAGGAGAAAGCGTTTGCGGCTCTGGGCCAGGCCGCCCAGCTCGCCGCAATCGTGCGTCGTCTCGGCGACCGCGTAGCCGAATTGCTGCAGCAGCTGATTGATCTGGTCCAGCAGGTGCCGGCCGCGCGTGGCCAGTCGCGGTACGTTTTCGAACACGATCAGGTCGACCGGGTTGTCGGCCCAGGCCTCGGCCATCAGCCAGATGCAGCGCAGCGTCAGCTCGTTGAGCGCCTGGTACTTCGCGGTCTTGCTCAGCGTCTCGCTCAGCAGGCCGGATGCACCTTTGCAGGGGCTGCTGATGAAAACCACGTTCGGGCTCTCGTTGCCGGCGGCGCGACGAATGTCGGCGGCCGTGGCTTCACGCCAGGTCGCTGGTGGCTCTTTGCCGTGGAATGCCGTGTACTGGCCGCGAGTGAACAGGTCCATGACGGTGCCCGGGCGGCCAGGGCCGGCGCGGTCGAAGTCACGGATTGCCGCCGAATCGTTGTCGATGCCGCCGATGCAGACGAATTCTCCGGCGACGGTTCCGACCTGTGGCCGTGCCTTGTTGAAGCCCTTCTTGCCGCCGCCCAGACCGCAGCAAAAATGGAAGTGGCGGATTGTCTCGGTGCGGGTGATGAGGTCGCGCTTCATGGACGCACCGCCCGCGTTTCCCGGCGCACGACCGTGACCGGCGCAAAGTAAGTGGCGCCGCGGTATGCCGGCCCGGCCACCTGGCCGACCAGCGGCGCCGCTAGCTGCCCGGTCAGCGCCAGGCGCGCGGCGGCCGTCAGGTGGTACGTGATGCGGTCGACATACACCAGGCCGTCGCGCTGCATGATCGACAGCGAGGAGCGCATCGCCACTTCGACATCGCGCTCCAGGTCGATATTGGCGCGCTCGCAGATTTGCCAGAAGGTGCCAGGGCCGACCAGCAGCTGGTGCAGGAAGTTGCGCGGGCGCGAGCCCTTTGGTGGGAGGCGGGTCGTCATGGCTGCGCTCCCGACACGGTTTTACCGTACACGCTGCGTACAAAGCAGCGCATTGCGGCGATCAGCGGGCTCGTCTCGTGCCAGCCGAAGGAGCGGTGTCCGTCGGCGCCGCGATGCCAAGTACACGCGGACCAGTGGCCGCTTGGGCCATTGCCAGCATTCGGGCCGCCGAAACGGTGCACGGGGCTGGTCGGTGGGCTGAGATGAATGTTGGCGCGCTCGATGATCGGGCCGCCCTGAGCCCAATCCGCATGCGGCGCGAAAGACTGAATACTCCCGCCAATATGGCCAAGGTAGCATTTATCTTTTCCATCAAATACTCCCCAGGCCTCGATGTCGTGGCTTGCGGCACGCGCCACCCATAGGGCGAGGTCGTCACCGTCAAGGCTTGCTACTTCGCGCACGCCCGCGCTATTGCTCGATTCGCCAGTCATAACGCGATCTCCGCCAGCACACTGTCGCGCCATTTCACCTGCTGGATCGGCGCGCCGTCGCCGTGCGCTTTTCCGGAATCCATCACCACCGCGTGCGGCCGGCCCTTCTCGGTCGGCACCCAGTGCTTGCCGACACGCTCTTGCAGGCCAGCATCAGCCAGCGCGCGATTCATCGTGTGGGCCTTGACGCAGCGGCGGTTGCCGAGCTCGGTCGGCGTGAAGCAGATTTCCTGCGTCGGCGTGACCAGGTGCGTGTGGCCGGCCAGCGCGAGCAGGTTGACGCCGGTTTCCTTGTTGATGATCTGGTTCGCGCTGATGGCGGCGGCGTTCGTGCCGATGCCGAAGGAGCGCAGCGCGCGCACGAGTGATGGCGCCATGCCGGCGGCGATCATGATGGGCGGCTTAGTCGGCGCGACGCGCGCGGCCGGCGCCGGCGTGGCGGCTACCGATTCCAGTTCCTGCCAGCGGTCGACCAGGCGTGCGGTGAATTCGGGCGAGAGCTGGGCGACAATGATGTAGCTGTCGCGTTTGCCAATCAAATACAGCTGCTCGACGATGCCGTTACCGGCCTTGTCCCCGTCCCCCGTTGGGGGCTGGGTGATAACGCCGCGCGCGACCAGGCGATCGATGCTTTGCTTGACCTTATCGTGGCGCGATTCGACCAGCGTCGCGATGTCGCGGCTCGTCATGGTTGCCGATTCCGGCGTTTGATGTACAATCTGGGTCATAAATTCTTTCAGGGATTTATTGCGTTACACGGAAGCCGGCCTGCGAAGCCGGCTTTTTTTATTGCTGCTGCTCTTTCGCTTCGGCGCCGGCCTCGGCCAGCATTGCCTGGTAGTGCGCCAGCGCGCGGACGTGGCCGGGATCGATGTCCAGCACTTCGACCTCGCCGTCGGCCTGGTCCTGCTGCTCGACCTGGCTCACGCTGCGCCTTCTGTTGCGAGGTCCTTGATATCGGCGATGCTCAGGCCGAATGCCTCGTGCATGCGGATGATCAGACTGGCGCCCAGCGGCAGGCGGTCGTTGCGCAGTTTGGAAATCACCGGCGGCGCCACTTCCAGCGCGCGGGACAAGGCGGCGTCGTTTTTGAGCTCGGCCAGGCGCGTGCACTCATCGAGCAGACGGTTGATGCCGTTGGTGGTGACTGGCCATTTGGTGCTTTTTGGCAGGGTGTAGCTGGCAGGTATGGAATTCATTTATTACCCAGTTATGCGTCGCGCGGATCGGTGCGCGACTTCCCGTTTTGCTGCTGTCCGGCGCCGTCATGGCGGTTTCTTGAGTGCCTGGTCGGTGGCGTCACGCCACTTTCTGCGCGCCTCGGTGCAGGCCGCCCTCGCCTTGCCCTCCCCTGCACTGCCGGCGGCTGCACCCTGCAAATCCTTCTCGGCCTGGCGGTAGATCAGCGAGCGCTGCAACACCAGCTCCGCTTCTTCCGGAGTGATCCGGTCGTTTCGTTTAATCAATGTCTGCCTCCATCCCGTTAAATCAGGTACCGCGCACGCGGAACAGCGCCGAAGCTCGGGCGCGCCGGGAACAACTGGGCCCGGTTATCGCCCGATCTGGGTCTAGCGCCGCCGGGAAACGGCGGGCTATCCTTGCGCTTCGGTTTCGCGTCGAGGTGGTTGCGGACAATCACGATCGTGCATTCGTTCAGGACGTCGCTGACGCTGCGCTTGAGGTCGGAGCAAACGCTCTCCAGGGCCTCTTTCGTCTCGTCGGTGACGTAGCCCTTCACGAGGGCCGTGCGTTTTTGCGGGTGCTTCATGGTTTTCTCCTGGTGGTCGGTGTGGCGGGGTTTGAGCCAAACGGGTTGGCAGGTAAAGCGAATGGGTGTCAGGGCGGCTCTGGCGCTTGGGGGTGCGCTGGCGTGGGGACATTGAAGGCCGCAAGTCCCGCGGCAAATGCCTTGGCAGCCGAGGCGGCCGCGCTCAGCGCCTCAGAATCGGTGGCGCCGGTGTTGATCGACGACAGCACGACATCAGCAATCAGATCGCGCAGCCGGAGGCGATCAAGCTCGGACGCCGAAGGGCCGCCGCCGATCTGCGAGGCGAAGTCGTAAATTTCTCGGCCAGCCTGGACGGTGCGAGTGGACATGTTGATGTCGACGATCGCCTCGGCAATCAAGCGCAAGGACTCGCGGACCATTCGCATGTCCTGGTTGGGGATGTCGGCGCGGCTCACGATGCAACCTTGGGCTGGAAGTCCAGCGCATGCGCACCAGCAGCTCGTGCTGCCGGCGCCACATCTTCAAAAATTTCAGGGTGAGATTTTTGAAGAAAGCGGAGCCACCCCTTCGGGATGCCTTTGGAGCGCCATTGCGAAATGGCGCTGGCCGAGATATCACAGATATCTGCGGTCTTTCCGGTGCCACCCAAGGCGTCGATAACCTTGTCGGCAAATGATGGATCGTTGGTGCTCATGCGCACTCCCTTCGGAATAGTTCTCCGAAGTTTAGAACACTACATGCACACTAGTCAAGCACTCTTAATTGGAATTTGTTTAGACTTCTTAACATGAAACTATTATCAGAAAGACTTGCCAAAATTTACGCGGAAACGCCTGATATGGACGGTGATCGAGGTCAGATCAGTCTTGCGAACGCCTCTGGCGCATCTAAGAGCGTCGTTAATCAATGGCTCAACGAAAAAATTAAGACGATCGATATCAAATATGCCCTTGGTATTGAGGCGGTTTTTGGGTATTCGCACATCTGGCTTATGACGGGCGACGGCGACCCCAAGGTGACGGGGCGGCCTCATGTAGTCATGTCGACGCAGGACAATACGATTGAAATCGTTCGCCTACTTTCGCTGTATGGGAGGTGCGACCAGCGGGGGCGAGAGGACATCATGCAGACTGCGGAGAGTGCCGCCTCTGGGCGAGGCGCCGGAATTGCCGTCGCCACTGGAAGCTAAGCGCAACATCGGGGGCGCCTGGCTCTCAACCTTGCGGCGCGGCCTAAGCATCGCGAAGCGTTTGGCCATATCCCTGATTCTGGCGCGTGAATAATCATCCATTGCTTCATAGTCCATCAACAGCTCAGAACTTTTGTTCATTTCTACAATTCAACTTTTTTTGGCATAGATGACAATATTATTGCTCACGAGTAAACTTTAATGTGTCGAAAAGAGTGGGTTTTCCATGCCAATTGTTAAACGAATTATCACTAATTGTCACCGGCAGAGTGAGATAACGTCCTTGGAAGCTTTCTCGAGCTAAAAAAACACGGACATATAAAGTATGTCTTTTACGACACGGATGGCCGTTGTCGCGCAAGAATCGCGCGATGAAAACGTCAAAAGAGCAAAAAGAGCAAGATTTTTCCGGAGACATACACCGGATCACTCTGCGCATACCTGTCGAACTGCATGAGCGCATCAGCCGCGCAGCCAAGGCTGGCGCAACGACGGTAACTGCTGAGATTTTGTCCCGTCTGGAAGCGAGTACCTTGCGCGACGAATTTGCCGCCCAGGCTCGCGAGATTGCCGATCTAAAAAGAATGATGCGTGAGCTCTTGGATAAATAGGACTAATTACAATGCGATAGATTTCCAATAAATAATTTTAATATAATAAATATTGGCAATCCGGCCTTGGAAGTCCTACGCGAGATTCAAATGATCGAACCACAGAGCCAGGCAGCAAAAAAATCCCCTTCGCCTATTATTATTTTTGGTGGCGCCTTCATTGCGTTATGCATTGCCCTGGCGATTTATGGAACCATTAAATCCCCGGAAAAGGTTTTCCCGGTCGCGCCATTGGCCGCTGCAGCGGCAAACTCTTCCGTCATTGGAGGAATCCCGAGTCCCAGTGCTGCGCCTCATCAGACCTCCATGGAAAAGCAGCCGAACGCCGATGCGTGGGAGCCTGTCGGAAAATACTCAAAGGAGGAGATAGCCACCGTCTCCGACTTTGTCGGAATTCTGTTCAGGCATCTTCGTGCGACCGATGCAATCGAGGATCGTGTGTCGCTCAAGCTCCGGGCCGGCTATCGCGATGTAGATACCACTGCAATGATGAGCGCGATGACGAACTACAGCATGGATGCCACTGAAGAAAAGGAAGGAATAGATAAAATATCAATTCCGGAAATTGACAATCAGCAGGCCTACGATCTTCTACTCTCGGCACTAAAAGGCCTTCAGGACATTGGGGCGATACAAGAGAAGCGATCATCAGTCCTGATGGAATCGATCCAGCCAGGGGTAGACGCCAAGGCTGTCGCCGAGCGACTTAAAGAACTGAAAGTGCAGATGAGCGCATCTTCGGTGAGACTGGTGAGTGCCTACGGCGCTTACCTAAGCTACGGTTTCACCACGGCAATGATCGATGAGAAATCATCAAAACTCAGGCGCGGAGCGAAGCCAGATCGGCCATCGGCCGGGATCGCCAACGCGACCACCAGATGAATAACTTTTAACGAATCAACGCCGAGCCCGCCAAGCGCGGGCTTTTTTTCGTCCGTCCGGTTTAGCATTTTTCGATTATTTAATTTAGAACGCTTGACATCGTATGTTTAGCACTCTACACTTCAATGCATCGGAACACTAAACGCAACGGAGAACGTGATGATCAAGAAGGGCAAACAAAATTGGGCAGTCGGCGCGCTGGTCAAGGTCGGCTTCGTGGCTGGTCTCGAAGTGCTGGCGATCGTCAGCACGCCGGGAAACTTCGCTCCGGATGCCTACCTGCTGACGCGCAACGAGCAGTTTTACAGCTTCGTCCCGCACAACGGTCTGACGAAGATCGCTGAATTTGAGGCGCGCAAAATGGTCGCCGAAGCGAAAAAGCAGGCTGCTGCCGCTGCCGCCGAGGCAATCGCCAAGGCTGTCGCATCGGCACGCCACGCCACCCTGGTCGCTGAACTGGTGGGAGCATGAACGCCATGATGACCGCCGCAGAATTCCACGCCCTCGCAGCCGCTACCGGCGAGATCATTCCACCGTTCGACTTCAGCGCCCCAGCTGCTCCCGCAACCCTTTCGACGGCGGGCAAATAATGAGCGCCAACCACCGCAACGAAGCCGTGCAACTGGCCCTGGCTGCCGCGCGCGCCGTGAGTCCTGCGCCGGCACCGCGCATCGAGCAGCCGCAGCTGGCAACCGTCGACCTCGACTGCCTGATGACCGGCTACCTCCACGACGAGGTGTATCTCGACCTGTATGGCTACGCCGATGAGGATGACGGCTGCATGGTCGAAGGCGTGGCGCTGGCCGGCACGAAGATCGACCTGACCTGCATGACCAAGCCGGAAGAGCTGCGCCGCATGGAGCGCTTCGTCGACAGTCGGGCTGTGGCGGCCAAGCAGTCCGCCCGCCAGGAAGCGCGCGCCGAATCCGCTTACTACGACAGGGCCTGAGCCATGAAAAAAGTCATCGCAATCTTGTTCGTCATCGCGCTGTTTTCTGCGCTGGTCGCCGCCGAAGTGGTCCAGCCATCGAAGCCACCAACCTGCGCGCGGTCGACCTGTTCTTAATTCGCGCTTCGGCGCCGCCGGCCGGCGTTTCGGCCAAATCATTGGAGAAAACATGGAAAACGGGATCGAGCAGCGTGTCAAAAAAGTAGTCGCTGTACAGCTGGGCGTCACTCAGGCGGACATCAAGACCGAATGGGCGTTCGTTGACGACCTTGGCGCCGACTCGCTGGACACGGTCGAGCTGGTCATGGCCATCGAAGATGAATTTGAAATCCAGATCTCGGACGAGGACGCTGATCAGATCAAAACCGTCGCACAGGCGATCGATTACGTCGAAAAGAATATCGCGGCTTGATCCGCCCTGCCCTGCGCCAGGTGAGCGCAGGAACCACACAGCAAGGGTAGGCAGGAGGTACGCCACTGCAGAAATGCAGCGTGATAGCTGGTTCGACACCAGCCCCTTGCTGTGTGGTTGTCGCATGACTGGATCTGACCGGGTAGCACCCGCTCCGGAAAGCCGTAGGCCGATATCACCTGCGCTTCATCTGTAAAAAGTGAAAGTAGCCCGACCGCCACACGATGAGGGACATCGTCAAAGCCCCGATCCGGTGAAAAGCCGGTCCAGATTGCCCGCAGGGGCGCCAGAACATAACGAGGAGATCGACGTGCGACAGGTTCAAGTTTTCAAGTGGGTTCAAGAGCGCCGGGATGCTCAGCCATGAGCTACGTCATCACGGTCCGCACCGCCGCCGGCGCGCATCGCTACACCGCCATCGGTGACCTGGCCGCCCTGATGGATGCCGCATACGACGCCGGCGCGCTGGGCGTCTCTGCGATGGTGCAGCCATGAAGCTGCGCCGGCCGCTCGCCACCCTCGCCTTCTTCGCCCTTCTGGCCCTGGCCTACGCCGACTGCCAGCGCACGGACGACGACGTCGAGCAGGCGCTGGAAATGAGCATGCGGGTGCTGCCGTGATCCGTGCCCTCGGCCGCGCAATCCGCTACCGGCGCGCCGGCCTGACCGTAAAACATGCCGTGCAGCTGGCGGCCCTGCAGTACGAGATTTTCAAACTTCAAAGGAATATGCGATGAGCGACGTAATCGAAATGGAGCAGGCACCGAAGCAGGCTATCGCTGTGGCAGCCCAGGCCGGCATGACCACCGTGGGCCCGGCCGACCTGCTGCGCTACGCGCTGGACAGCGGCGCTGACCTGGACCGCCTGGAAAAGCTGATGGAGTTGCAGGAGCGTGACAACGCGAATAAGGCCCGCATGGCCTTCGTCGCCGCGATGGCCGACTTCAAGAAGCGCGCGCCGACGATCCTCAAGGATAAAAACGTCTCGTTCTCCGGCACGAACTACAACCACGCGACGCTGGGCGGCATCTGTGACGTCGTCATCGAAGCGCTGGCGCGCCATGGCATCAGCCACGACTGGGATACGCAGCAGCCGGCCAGCGGCATGATCATCGTCAGCTGCACGCTCACGCACGTGCTGGGCCACAGTAAGTCCACCACCATGGAGGCGCCGCCGGACAACTCCGGCAAGAAGAACGTCATCCAGCAGATCGCCAGCACGGTCACCTACCTGCAGCGCTATACGCTGTTGGGCGCCTGCGGCCTGGCCACCAAGGATATGGACGATGACGGCCGCGGCGGCGAACAAGAACAGGCGCCCGCCGCGCCGAAGCAGCGCAGGGCCATCGGCGCCAATGGCCTGGCCAGCGCCATCGCCTCCATCCGCAATAAGGAATTCACCATCGAGCGCCTGAAGGCCGAATACGTGCTGACCGACGACCAGCTGACCCAGGTCCACGACGAGGTGGCCCGTGCTTAGATTTCATCCATCCTCGCTGGGCCTGATCATGACGGATGCGCAGTCGATAGACCCCGCGCTCGTGCCAGCCGATCTGCATCATCTGACGCTCAAGGCCCGCAAGACGGATTCCGACCGTGAGGCCCTGGCGCCATATAAGGAGATGTCGCTGTCGGCCGGCGCGAAGACCTACCTGGGCAAGCTGGCGAAGCAGTTCGTCTACTCGTACAGCAAGGTCGTCGAGACGAAATACATGGACAAAGGCCTGGCGTGCGAGGACGAGGCGATCGAGATGATCAACCGCCTGCGCTTCAAGAGCTACGCCAAGAATACCGAGCGCCGCACCGACGAGTTCCTGACCGGCGAATGCGACATCTACGTGCCGGGCGTGAAGACGATCGACACGAAGGTCGCCTGGGATCTGGACACGTTCCCGGCGCTGAGCGACGACTGCCACGATCCGCTCTACGAATGGCAAGGGCGCGCGTACATGCGGCTGTGGGACGTGCCAGAGCACGAGGTGTGCTTCGTGATGCTCAGCACGCCGGAAGACCTGATCCGGTACGAGCAGCGCGAACTGCACGAGGTCGACCACATCGACCCGGCACTGCGCCTGACCAGCATCACCTATCAGCGTGACGCGGTGCTGGAAGAAAAAATGATCAACAAATGCCGTGTGGCGCAAAAGTACCTGTTGACCCTGGTGGCACGGATCAACCTCGAACACAAATTTAACTGAAAGGAAGACAAAGAAAATGGCTAAGTTATTTGGTCTGGCGCGTATCGGGCGCGATGCGGAGGTCCGCTTTACGGCAAATCAGGATCCGGTGTGCAGCTTGTCGCTGGCATTCACCTACGGGAAGAAAGGCGCCGATGGCAAGCGCTCGACTCAATGGGTGGATGGCGCCCTGTGGGGTGCTCGCGCCGAAGCGCTGGCCCCGTACCTGCTCAAGGGCACGCTGATCGCCGTGACGCTCGACGAAGTGCATATCGAAACCTACCAGGGTGCCAGCGGCCAAGGAACGAAGCTGGCGGGCCGCGTGATTGATGTCGAGCTGGCGGGCGGCCCTGCGCCGCAGCAGGCGCAACAGCCCCAGCAGCAGCCAGCTGCACGCCAGCCTGCGCGGCAGCCAGCGGGCCGGCCAGCGCCCAACTTCTCCGACATGGATGACGACATCCCCTTCTGACTGAAGCGCCGTACAGGATGGGGCGTGATAAATACGGCCCTGACACCGACCAAAACCAGACCATAGGACATCGAAAATGAACGCAGCAACGCAAACCGAAAATACCGCACTGGCAACCCTGCCGCCTGCTGCCCGTGCGGCCCTGGCCCTGGGCAGCACGAAGACCGAGCTGGCCCTTCGCGAGTTGATTAAGGCGTCGGCCGGCATCCTCGAGGTAAAGAACAAGGCTGGCCGTGAAGAGTGCCACGCCGCCTACATGAAGCTAAAGAATTCCCGTGTCGCCGTCGACCATGCGGAGACTGACGCCACCGAGGACGCCAAGAAATTCACTAAGGCCGTCAAAACTGAGGCTGCGCGCCTGGTAGCGATCATCACGGATGAGGAAAAACGCCTGCTGGAACTGCGCGACGCCTACGACAAGGTGGAGCAAGATCGCAAAGATGCCGAGGTCGCGGCGGAAATGGCGCGCGTGGCGTTGATCGCCGAGCATATCGAGGACATCCGCAAGATTCCTCTGTCAGTCGCCGGCAAGCCGGCCGCGGAAATCCAGATGGCAGTGGACCAGGTCACCGAGATCGTCATCACCGAGGCAATCTTCGGCGAACAGAACTACCAGGACCAGGCCACCGCCGTACGGGCCGATGCGCTGGCGAAGCTGGAAACTATGCTGGCCGACCGCATTGCCGCCGAGGCCGCCGAGGCGCAGCGCCTGGCCGACATTGCGGCGGAAGACAGGCGCCGCGCCGCCGAGGCTGAGGAACTGGCCCGCCAGCGCGCCGAGAACGAGCGTATCGCTGCCGAAAATGCCGCAGCAGCCAAGAAGCTGGCCGACCAGCAGGCGGCCCTCGAGCAGGCAGCACGTGAGCAGCGCGAAAAGCTCGAAGCCACCGCGCGCACCGAAAAGGCGGAGCGCGACCGCGTGGCCGCTGATCTGGTACGCCAAATGGCTGCGCAGCAGGCCCAGCTCGCCGCCGACCGCCAGGCGCTGGCCGACGAGCGCGCCGCCGAGGATAAGCGCCGCGCCGACGCGCTGGCCACCGAGCAGCTGGCCGCCCGGGTGCAGGTCGACCACGGCGATGCGCTGGCGATGAATGCCCAGTTCGATGTGGACGTAGCCGCAGCCGCAGCGCTGGTCCTGCTGCAACCTGCCCCGGCAGCCGCGTCGGCACCGATCGCTGAGCCGCTGGCCGTGCTGGCCGATGCCTACGTCGAGCCTGAGCTGACCAGCTTCCAGATCGCCCACTTCGTCATCGACGCGGTGATGGCTGAATTCCAGATGGACCGCGACGCTGCCATCGAGCGCCTGAGCAGCATCGACTTCACCGCGTACAAGGTGCAGGCGGTCGCAGCATGAGCGCCGCCATCCTTACCGAGGACCAGTTCATGCGCGAAGTGGCCGAGCACAAGATAATCGTGATCCGCGACGACGGCGTACACCGCCACATCCGTTTCAAGCAGCCGGACAGTATCTGCATGCACTTCGACCTGATCACTTGGCCGGGGTACCTCTGCTACACGGGTGACATGGGCACCTACGTGTTCCAGCGCCTGACCGACATGTTCGAGTTCTTCCGGACCGACCGCGAGTACAAAAAACGCGGCGGCAAGAAGCTGGCCATCAACTTGTCGTATTGGGGCGAAAAGCTGCAGGCGACCGACCGCGGCGACGGTTACCGCAAATACTCCGCCGACAAGTTCAAGGCCAACATCATGGACTGGATTGAGCAGCGCGGCCTGGTCGGGAAGCTGGGCCACGGCCTGCGCGACGAGCTGGAGTCGGAGGTCCTCGACCATGCGGATGATAGCGCTGACGTAGCGTACCGCGCGGCGATGGACTTTAAATGGGCAGGCAAATACGTCTTCCCGGATTTTTACGAAGTCGACAGCGAGGAATACACGCACCGCTTCGTGTGGTGCTGCTACGCGCTGGCCTGGGGTATCGAGCAGTACGACGCGTCGAAAGTCGAGGTCGCAGCATGAGCGCCCCAGCACACAGCCGGCCGTTTGATCTGTCCGCCGCGCGCGCCGGCGCGCCCTTCGCCTGCGTCAACGGACTGACCGTAAAAATCCACAATTGGCAGGCTCGCGGCGGAGATCATCTGATTTTCGGTGAGATTGCAGCGCAAAACTGCGACGTCATGGCGAAATGGGATTCGCGCGGAACCTGCGTCAGCGCGCAGATGCCGCTGGACCTCGTCATGCTGCCGCTGGGCATCATCGACGGCAAACCGGTGTTTGTGGGCGATGATCTGATCGATCCGAGTGGCGCCGTGTTCGTGCCCGGGCCAACAAGCAGCGGACATCTGGCAGGCTGCACCTGGCCAGCGCCGCCAAACGTGTATCCGGAGACGCTGATGGGTGACGATGATCTGCGCCACGCCGCCGGCATGAACCACAACAATATGACCATGACCGTCAGGCACCTGCATTCCGCTGCCAACGCCGCACTTCGTCATGCCGTCGATACCAGCCAGGTCGTGGATGCTGAGCAGTCCACAGAGGCAATCCGCAAAGCCTACGCCGACGGCCAGGCTATCGCATACAAGCATGAGGGTGCAGGACGCGCCGAACGCGACATGGCAATTGTGCGAGCCACTGTACTTGCATGCAAAGCACGGTTCAATACTGGGCCGCTTGACATGTATTCAGGCGAGAACGTCATAACGCGGCTCTCCGGCATCCATCCTAAATCCGTCATCGCTACCGTCAAATAAGGAATCATCATGTGGTTCAAGAATTTACAGATCTACCGCCTTCCCGCCCCTTGGAATTTCACGGCCGAGCAACTGGAAGCCGCGCTGGCGCCGCATGCGATGGTTCCGTGCACGAGCATGGACCTGCAGCAGCAGGGGTGGGATTCGCCGCGCAACAACGGCTCCCTGGTCCACGCCGTCAACAAGCAGATGCTGATCCTGCTGGGCACCGAGAAAAAACTGCTGCCGGCTACCGTCATCAACCAGTTCGCCAAGGTCCGCGCCGCCGAGCTGGAAGAGGCGCAGGGTTTTGCGCCGGGCAAGAAAGCCATGAAGGAGCTGAAGGAACGGGTGGCCGACGAACTGCTGCCGCGCGCGTTCAGCATCCGCAGCAATGTCTGGACCTGGATCGACCCCGTCAACGGCTGGCTGGTCGTCGACGCGGCCAGCCCGGCCAAGGCCGACGAGGTCATCAAGCTGCTGCTGAAAGCCGTCGACAAGCTGC